CTGACAATCCTTACCACTGGTTCAAGAAAGAGTGGATAGACAAGGCGGAGGAAAAGCGTCTTATCTATAGACATTTTGTGCTGGAGGACAATCCGACCCTTGACCGGGCGGTGATAGAACGCTATCACAGGATATATGCGGGGACTTTTTACGAGCGTTTTGTGCTTGGAAAATGGCACTGAAAGTTTGGTAACAAGGAGAGACGGCAATGCGTGAAATACTTTTTAGAGGAAAACGTGTAGACAATGGCGAATGGGTTCAGGGCTATCCCTGCCGCTATGGTTGGATAGGGAAAGAAAAAGACTATATCATTCCCGATTATGCAAGTGCATTATATACGGCTGAAATTGACCCTGAAACTGTCGGTCAGTACACAGGTCTAACAGACAAGTATTACAAGAAAATTTTTGAAGGCGATATTGTTATATTCGATTACATAGATTATGAAGATGAGCGTGGCGTAGTTCAATGGGACAGTGATATTGCAAAATTTATTATAACATTTTCTACATTTACGATAGATTTTGATAATGTGTACGGACGTGAACTTGAGATTGTTGGAAACGTTTATGACAATCCTGAGGTGATGGAAAAGATTGAGGAGGATTACGAATGACTAAAAGAGATTTGATTGTATGGCTTAAAGAGACAGCCGAAAATGTAATAGATGATATTTCAAGTAAAAAGGATAAGGCTCTTGAAGCTTACGAAGAGAAAGTCATCGAAGAAATCGGACTTGATGATATTGCAAATGAAATCCAGAAAAAATTTACTGAGATTAACGAGATGGTAAGAACATGGAAATCTGAGATCAATTCTGATTATCAAGATATTGTCTTACGCGATGATTATTATGGGAGTACAACTGGCTGCCGTATTCACCGCTATATTGATGAACCAACCGCAACCAAATATACTATGCAACATAGTGATTTAAGAATTAAAAACAGTAAAGGCTATGAAAAAATCTGTAAGCACTTTAATGAAATTATTAAGAAAACAGAAGAGGAATATAGGCGTGTAATTATAAACGTTAAAAGTTTAAAAACAGTTAAGCTTGGTGTAGAATATCTTGAATCGCTAGGTTTTGATTTAACAGAACTTAAAGAAGCCGATCAGAAACCACTCGTAACAGCTCTTTCAGTGCCCATAAATACTGATTATTTGTTCATAAAGAGAGATGATTCATGACAAATGAAGAATACATAATATCACAAATCTCAGAACGTAGTTTAGCCGATATGTTTAATACTGGCAATGTCTATTATAATAATTTAAATGATAGAATTTATAAGGCTTTTTGGTATTGGAAAGAGTCGTATCGGCATGAGCGTTCTGACAGACTCTTATTTCAGCTATGGCTTACATTCCAATATAACTCAGAAGAATGGGATTTAGCCAGACGAATAATTCATGAAGAACACCCATCTTGGGTTATAAAATGCGAAACATAATTAAATTAAGAAAGCAAAGGGTTAATAATGAGTTATAAAACAACTTTACTACAAGAAACGATAGAAATACTTAATGATAATGGCAAATCATCTACTGATGTAGAGTGGGTAGGCAAATACGATGGCTATTACACTTGGGAGGAGTTTGAAAAGCAGGCTAAAGATATTAGATATAATCCTAGTTGGGGTCATCTTGAAATCAATATGTCCCTAGTCGTTGTCGGCAAGGATTTTTGGCTCGAACGTCATGAGTATGATGGCTCTGAATGGTGGGAATTTAAGACACTCCCGATAAAGCCAGATAAGAAGGTTGATGAGCTAGCAATATTTGAGTAAAAATACGCACCGTTATTACATATTAAAACAGCATAAATACGCACTTTTAGATACTTAAAATCTGAATAAAAGAGAAATTTTATTTAGGAGATGATACTGATAAAGCAAGAATACATAAAATCGCCACTCAATTATGTAGGTGGCAAATACAAGCTTCTACCGCAGATATTACCATTGTTTCCGAAAAATATTGACACTTTTATTGACTTGTTTGGCGGTGGGTTTAATGTTGGAATTAATGTTCCTGCGAAAGAGGTTGTTTATAATGATTTGAATTTGCCTGTAGTCCAAATACTCGAATACATACATAGAAATAGAACCGATAAAAGTCTTGACGAAATAGATGAGATAATCAAGCAATATGACCTATCAAAGATTAATAGGAATGGGTATTTGAGACTCCGCAGCTATTTTAACGAGTCGGAATCTAAACAGTCCGTTATTTTATATGTGTTAATTTGTTACGCCTTTAACAATCAGATGCGTTTTAATTCAAAAGGTGAATTTAATATGCCGTTTGGAGAAAGATATTTTAACCCTACATTAAGAGAAAGGTTTATAGAATTTTCGGAAGCAATCAGCAATAAAGGCTGCAAGTTCACCAATGCTGATTTTCGTGAGTTCATCGGCGTAGCGTTTGGCGAAAATGATTTTCTGTATTGCGATCCACCGTATTTTAATTCAACGGCAACCTATAATGAAAATGGCGGTTGGACTAATGCCGATGAGAAAGATTTAAGAGATATGCTTGCGACTTCAAATGTAAAATGGGCGTTATCAAATAACCTAAAAACAAACCTAACGTTAAAGGATTGGGCGTAAGGTCATGGATATAAAACCCACTATTTAAACACTACTTATGGAAACTGTAATTATCAGAAAAAAGACAAGACAAAAGATATAGAGGTCTTGATTACAAACTATTGAGGAGGACAACATTTAATGAAAACACTTACGGGGACAAGCCTAGCTGGAATGTCTCCTACAAGAGAAAGAGTGACTAATGATTTTTACGCAACACCATTCAATGCGACAGAAGCCATTTTAAAAAGAGAAAAATTATTTGGTAGCATACTCGAACCTGCTGCTGGTCAAGGGCATATATCAAAAGTCCTCAAAGAATTTTATCCATATTCAGAAATTGTATCTACTGATTTGGTTAGTAGAGATAGTCCTTTTGGAATTGATATTACTCCAAACGTTGACTTTCTTACATATAATTACAAACGCAAATTTGATAATATTATTACCAATCCACCGTTCAAATTTGCAAAAGAATTTATTCTTCGATCATTGGATTTAGCAAATGAAAAAGTTATTATGTTTGCAAAAATCCAACTTCTTGAAGGGCAAGATAGATTGAAAATGTGGGAAAACACTCCTATAAAAACAATTTATGTGTTTTCTAAAAGAGTAAACCCAATGCGTAATGGTAGTGAGGTAGATGAAAAGGGGAAGCCTTGGGCAAGCACTATGTGTTTTGCATGGTTTGTATGGGAACATAATTATGAAGGCTTGCCAACAATAGAGTGGATTTAATTTTATTTGTATGGGCATATTCACAATGGTAGAGATACAAGACCTTTTAATGAGTATGCCAAACAAATGAGAGAGCGTGGTTTCCCTTATAGGTGTGCAAATGTAGGTTGTATGTTGCATGACTACACACCTGTAACACTTGATGACTTAGGGCTGAGGTGACATAAATGATTTCAAAGAAAATTCTTAACGCTCTTACGAAAGAGCAACTAATATTCCTAATAAATCAATATCAACATATGGAATTTATTATCTCGGAGATCTGTGTCAACGAGAGTAAGTAGCATATTCCGTTTGAGCAGGCGATAGAAAAGATAAGAAAAGAACTTCGCAACTGCAATTTCCCCTTTAGTACTTCTACAGAAGAATTTATATCACTTTTAGATTATAAAATGGGCAAAATTACACTTGACGAATACAAAGAAAGAATTGGAATTGGCTGAAAGGAGACAGAATGAAACTTCTGGAAAGTATAAAACTTGCAATGCAAGTTTTCCCAAATAGCTTTATTAATCGAAATAACGAGATTATTCTTATTCCAAAATTCAATGTCTATATTCAGCTTGACGATGTGAAAACAAATGAAGATTTCAAGGTAAAACTTTGTGAGTGGCTAAGTCGAGATTGCTCTTGTGCGTTAAGATATTCACGAGACAAAAGACTTATGAGATATTGGCAAGACAATACTAATGCTTTCAATAAAATTTGTGGAACTAATTTTACAATGGAGCAAATGAGTTATATCTATACATATTTGGGTAATAGCATAAAACATGATCTTACAAAACAGTTCGTAAGAAACGGATTTGACCTTTTTGTTATAGAGAAATATGCTCAAAAGGGCAATAAAGAGGTTTATTGATGAAAGAAATTAAAGTAGTGAAATATTCTAAACAATGGTGCAAAACACGAATGACAATATATACTATTATTTGTATTATTTCTTTTTGTGCTTTTGTTTTAACAATGCCAATTATGGCACATTTCTATGACGAATACGGCTTACATCATACTAAAACTATAGTAAGTGTAATGGTGGTTTTAACCTTTTTTGTGGTATGGTTATATTGCTATGCAAAGGCTATGCAGTTTGAGCATTATGAGAACTATATATACAACCGCATAAAGAAGATTAAGCGTAAGCAAGATAGAAAATATAGAAAGTGGTTGATGTAAAAGCAGGAGACGAACAAATGGATTGTAATATTCAAAATATAAAATGTGAAATCTGTGGTCGAGTGTTCCACAAAGTCTGTCACGCAGAGCCTTTTGACGAAGTGTGTGATAGTAGCGAATGTTTCCATAAAAAGTTCTGGCTTGAAATTATAAAAGAAAAGGACGAACACGTTATTATTAATGGCATTTGTTATTACTTAGACAAAGCTCACCCAATGAGTGATAGTCCTTTTAGGGGATATGGTGGTAGAGAATTTAAAATTAAATTACATACTGGTGAAATTATCGTAACAAATAATTTATGGCACAATGGTGAAGTACCTAAAGAATTTCGAGATAGATTACCTGATAATGCAGAGTTTGTAAAGTAACGCACAAAAATACATATAAATAAAACCAACATTTTATTAAGAAAATAAGAGATAAAAACAAAACGGAACGCTCAGATTAGCTACCTGAGTGAATATGATAATTGCAATTATCTTCCAATAAAAACAAATTAGAGGATTTGCAAGATTGTGAACCTAATTACATATTTGGAAAGCTGTTTGAGCTTGATACTGAAACTAGAAAGGAAACAGAATGTTAAATAATGCTTGGAATACTCTCTTGAAATGTACATGGGTGGCTTGCTTTGACACCCATAACTTTCAAGAAGGAAAAGTATACGAAGTAAAAAATGGCAGACTAATAGACGGTCATGGCAGAAAAAGTTGTAATACATATGATAATGTTTACGATATTAATGACAGCTTTTATGCCAGATTTAAAGAAGTGAAGGAGTGAGTAAAAACATGGCAAGCGAGATACGAAATGATTGTGTGGGTTGTACGGCTCTTGGACTTCCCTGCCGTCATTGTTATATGGGTCGAGATTATCGTGTTTTAATATGCGATAAGTGTGGAACTGAGGTTGATACGCTTTATATTATTGACAATGACTCGGAAGAACTTTGTAGCGAATGTGCTAAAGAAAAGGCTATTGAATATTTGTCAAATCATAATGTGGACGTTGACGATTTGTGCGAATACAACGATATTCCTTGCGAAAAAATGAACGGAGAAGATTATTATAACAAATATTGCTATTGTGACGATGAGGAATAAATACATATGAATAAAAAGAAAGACGAGGCAACAAAGCAAATAATGCAACTTATAGTTGCTATTTGCGTAATAGTTATCGGTTTTGGAGTTGTAAAAGTTATTGGGATTAACGAAGATTACAAGCACAATTTTGAAAGAAACAAAGCCGAAAATTCAACAGTTAATACGATTACCACTACCACAAGCACTATAACTAAAAATACAACAACTAGATCGGTAGAAAATAAAAAAAATACAGTAAAAACAAATACTAAATCTACTACAACCACCAAAGAAACAAGAGCTACAAAGCCGTATAGCCATAAAGTAACCGAAACTACAACGATAGTTACTAAGTCTGAAGCAGAGCCAGAAATAGAACTTATTTCTTACGATATTCCAACAGGTGATACTTCATTTCACGGCTATATGGATTATGCTTGTATTACGGACATCAATTCTCTGCAATATCAGTTACAACTAAATTGTTGGACGGATAGTCAGGGAATACGCAGACAAGGTGACGATGTTTGTATTGCTTTAGGAAGTTATTATGGTACAGAAATAGGTACACGCTATCTAATTACAACCGACACAGGTAATTCATTCACCGCTGTTTTAGCCGATTGTAAAGCTGATATTCATACTGACTATAATAATCAGTATCGAGATACAGGCAACGGCTTTAAGAATGTGGTTGAATTTATAGTTGATACATATGCACTTGACCCTGATGTTATGAGCAGTGGCAACATTGGTACTTATGACAATTATTCTGGTAATATTGTATCAATTCAGAAAATTAATTAGAAAAGAGGTGAATTTAAAAATTGGCATACGACAAGAAAGCAGGAAAAAGAAAGCGTTTAGCTAGAGAGGAGGAAAACAGACAGCTAAAACGCTACAAGTCAGAGTGTAGAGAACTAGATACATATTTTATGAGTGAGAACGAACTCATTCAAGCCAAAGAAAGACAGAAGATAACAAAAGCTAGAAATAAAGCAATCGTACAAAGAGCTTATATGATTGCTATGGCAACAAATTAAACAAGCGAGAAAGGACAGATGAAAATGGTAACGGAGTATACAGCATATAAAATAAGATTTACTACAGTAAAAGAAGTACAGCAGTTTATTAGACTTGCAAATATGGTTGACTATAACATAGACCTAAAGCAGAGCCATTATTGCGTAAATGCAAGTAGTATAGTGGGTATATTTGCACTTGACCTAGAAAACGAGGTAATAATGTTTGTGCCAACAGAACACGAAAAGAACGCAGAAAAAATGTTTGCAGAATTTATTATAAAGTAAAGGAAAAGACAATGAAAGTAACAATACTTGAATATCCAACTAATGAAGATTGGATTGCAGTAAAACAAAGAGCCTTAGTGACAGTAGGGCTAAAGGCTAAAACACCACCGACAGACGAGTGGAAATATAAAATATTAAAAGCAAGACATTCACCGATACGCAGACTAAGATTTTCGGTACTGTTTGAAGATATCCCTAATTGGGTAGCGGTACATCTTGTGAGACACATTCACGCACAACCTTATGTGAAATCTCAGAGAAACGATAGGCAATCTAATTATGATAGAACTAAAGCCCCACAGGACGCTCCTGTAAATATGATATGGGATTTCAATGGTGAAGAACTAATGAACATTGCCAATAAGAGATTGTGTAATCAGGCTGCTAAAGAAACAAGAGAAGCTATAAAAGAAATGTGCGATAAAATTATTGAACTTGATGATATTTGGAAAGATTTTCTCGTTCCTATGTGCAAGTACGTTGGAGAGTGTAAGGAAATGTTTCCATGCTATTTAAAGGAGAATGATGGTAAATGACTAAACCACTATTTTGTATTCTTGGAGCTTCGGCAAGTGGCAAATCAACACTTGTGCAAATGCTTGAAAAAGAATTTAATATGAAGCAGATACCTTCTTACACAACTCGCTTGCCGAGATACGATGGTGAAGCAGGACACACATTTGTTTCAGAAAAAGAATTTAAGGCACTTAATGACATTGTGGCTTATAACTACTATCTTGGTAATCATTATGGAGTAACGGCAAGTCAGATTGACGATGATACATATAATCTTTACGTTGTAGACCAAACAGGGCTTAATGAACTCCGTAAAAAGTACAGGGGTGATAGAGAAATTTATTCTATCTTTATAGATTGCCTGCCGATTACTCGGCATGATCGCCTGTTTAGACGTTATTATAAAATGTATAAGAATATTGATAAAGCATTTAAAGAAGCTAGGAAACGTTTTGAGCAAGACGAGATAGAATTTAAAAACTGCAAATCATCTGTTGATTACGTTATCAATAATGATGAAAATATCAATACAGCTTATGAAAATCTAAAAAAATATGTGAAAAGAATTATAGCCAAGCAGGAGGGAGATAATGATACCGAAACCGAACATAATTAACAGAGAACATTATAATAGCATTGTTTACTTATCCCACCCATATGGTGGTAAGCAAGAAAATTTAAGTAAAATAAATGAGTGCCAAAAACTATTAACTATAATGCACCCTGAGAATTTATATCTTAATCCCATTGCAATGTTTGGTAGCCTTTACGATTGTACCACTTATGAGCAAGGGTTGAACATGACTCTGTTGTTACTTGAAGAACTTGCAGATGAAATGATTATTTGTTCAAGTGTTCTTTCAAATGATTGGCGATCCTCTAAAGGCTGTCGCACGGAGGTTTTGTATTGTGACAACAGACATATACCGTATAAAATTTGTACTTTGGAGCAAATTAGAGATGAATACGAAAAATACAGAAAGGAACATGATAAGAATGGCTAATTTTATTATTGGTGCTTTGGTTGGGCTTGTACTTGGTTTTCTAATAGCCTATAGAACAGTAACCGAAATGCTTGATGAATTAAACGAGAATGATAAAGAGGAAAATGCCAATGGAACTGAAAGCAAATCTGATAAGACCTAGACCGTGGCGTATTGGTGTGGATTGTGATAATGTCATTAATAATTTAGTAGAGAGCATTATTGATGTTTATAATAAGGACTATAATGACAATTTGTCCGTTGCCAATATAACTACCTATAATATGAGACAGTTCTTTAAAAATGTATCTCAAGACAAGTTTTATGACTATTTCACGGATAAGAGGGTATGGGACAACATAAAAGTGCTTGAAAATTGTGTTGCCACATTGAAGAAATACCATGATTTAGGTTGTGAAATTTACATAGTAACAGCTACAGCCCCACAGAATATTTCTAGTAAGGCAGCTTGGTTACAAGAACAACTTCCATTTTTAAATATGTATGATAGCCTCATAGCCATAAAGAACAAGCAAATGCTTAGTGGAGATATTGATATTCTAATTGATGATTGCGTAGACAATTTAGTTGGTGGCTATTATCATAAAATTTTATTTGATTATCCATGGAATAGACTTGGGTTTGAGTCATATGAAAACAACGCTCATATGCTACACCAAAGATACCGTTGTAGGAATTGGAACGATATTGATAAGGCAATTAACATGATTATGAAAACTGATATGGGTACAGAAATAGAATTAGACTTAAAGCCAGAAAACATAGAGCGTATAGAAAGCGAACAAAAAATAGATTTTGTTTTAAGTGACAACAAGGAGTGATAAAATGTGCAAAATAGTAATTAAAAGAGATGGAACTAAAGTTAAGTTTGAAAGAGCAAAGATCGGTAAGGCAATTTTGAAAGCGTATAATGAAGTTTATCCTGATACATTGGATATAAATGCTGAACTTGCAAGCGACATATGTTGTGATGTGTGCAGAAAGCTTGAAGCCATGGCAGAAATTTCAGTAGAAGATATTCAGGACATAGTTGAAACAACGCTTATGGATTATGACAGAAATGTAGCAAAAGCCTATATTACATATAGATATAAACGTAGCCTTGTAAGACAAAGCAATACAACCGATAAAAGTATTCTTGAATTAATTGATGGTGTAAATGATTATTGGAATAACGAAAATTCAAATAAAAATGCAACACTCGCCACAACACAAAGAGATTACCTTGCAGGAATTACAAGTACGGATATTTCACAAAGATTTCTATTGCCATCAGATGTAGTTGAAGCACATAAGCAAGGCATTGTCCATTTCCATGATATGGACTATTTCGCAGAACATATAAGTAATTGTTGTCTTGTAAATCTTGAAGATATGTTGCAGAATGGTACAATGATTAATAAAGTCAAGATTGAAAAGCCACATAGACTTATTACGGCAACTACGATTGCAACGCAAATTATTACTGCTGTAGCAAGTTCTCAATATGGTGGTACAAGTATTACACTTACACATTTAGCCCCTTTCGTTAGAGATAGCTATATTTATCATCTAAATAAATATAAAGATCGTGGACTAGACTATGATAAATCTGTAGAATTTGCAAGACTTGATACAAAAAAAGAAATTGAAGATAGTGTTCAAACTTTTAATTATCAAATTAACAGTATGTCAACCACTAATGGGCAAACACCATTTTTAACTGTATTCATGTACCTTGGTGAAACAAATGAATACAAAGAAGAATTGGCAGCTTTAATTAAGGAATTTATTAAGCAACGTATTCTTGGCTTGAAAAATGAAAATGGTGTTTATGTTACACCTGCTTTTCCTAAACTTATTTACGTTCTTGAAGAGGACAATATAAGAAAAGGCTCAAAATATTGGGACATTACTATTGAAGCCGCAAAGTGTACTGCTAAAAGATTAGTGCCAGATTACATAAGTGAAAAGAAAATGAAGGAACTAAAAGAGGGTAATTGCTTCCCATCAATGGGGTGCAGAAGCTTTTTAGCTCCATACAAAGATGAAAATGATAATTACAAATTCTATGGTAGATTTAATCAGGGCGTTGTTACGATAAACCTTGTTGATGTTGCCCTATCATCAAATAGAGATGTAAATAAATTTTGGCAGCTATTTGAAGAAAGAACAGAATTGTGTCACAAGGCTTTACGTTGCAGGCATGAAAGACTCAAAGGAACTTTATCAGATGTTGCACCAATTCTGTGGCAAGATGGTGCGTTTACTAGACTAAAGAAAGGCGAAAAAATAGATAAATATCTTTATGGTGGTTATTCATCTATTTCACTTGGTTATGCAGGTCTTTATGAATGTGTAAAATACATGACAGGTCATAGTCATACAGACAACAGTGTGGGTGAAAAATTTGGTCTCGAAGTAATGGAAAGACTTAATAAAAAATGCGAACAATGGAAAAGTGCAGAAAATATTGGCTATTCATTATATGGCAGCCCAATAGAATCCACAACATACAAATTTGCAAAATGTCTTAAAAAACGTTTTGGTATTATTGAGGGTATTACAGATAGAGATTATATAACAAATTCTTATCACGTTCCTGTTTTTGAAAAAATCAACCCATTTAAGAAATTGGCTATTGAAAGTAAATTTCAATCACTAAGTCTAGGCGGTGCGATCAGTTATGTAGAATGTGCTGATTTGCAAAATAATATTCCTGCTATTCTTGAAGTAATTAAGTTTATTTATGACAACATTATGTATGCCGAACTTAATACAAAAAGCGATTATTGTCAAGTATGCGGATATGACGGAGAAATCAAAATCATTGATAACAATAATAAGCTGATTTGGGAGTGTCCTAATTGTGGCAATAGAGATACAAATAAAATGAATGTTGCTAGGCGTACTTGTGGATTGACTTAACAATATAGTCCACGTTAAATAGGTTAAACTGCGGAGAACTCCCCATAATCCTAATTCACCACAACGGAATTGGAAACGATAAACGTGACGGTGGTGCGAATTTAAAATTCAATAGTCCGACAGGATAGAAACCATAAAAAGTAATTAGGGTAGGGACAATCGAGTGTGCAAGTCACTCAAACGCATCGAAGCTCCTTAACACATAATGGTGAAGGAGAACGTTCAACGACTATAATACCTATTGATAATATTAAATTGTTTATAATAAAACGAATAATAATATTGTTAAATTGTATAGTCTACTCCCCTCATAAATATCGGGAAACCGAGGGTAAAAAAGGATATTGGTAGCAATTTTTGGAATCAAGGCAGAACTCAAGAAATTAAACAGAGGTATGTTCACCTTGATAACCATAATATAGGAGAATAAACAATGAGATATGCTAGTATAAGACAAATGGATATTAGCAATGGAGAAGGCATTGGGGTCGCTTTGTTTGTACAAGGCTGTCATTTTCACTGTTTTAATTGCTTTAATCCTAGCACTTGGGACTTTAATGGTGGCAAAGAGTTTGACTTATATGAATACGATACTCTCATAAAAGCCGTTAAACAACCTTTCATACAGCGTGTATCATTTCTTGGTGGAGAACCACTTTGCCCTGAAAATCGTGCATATGTAACAAACATATCTAATATGATAACAGCACTTTGTCCTACAAAAACACAATGGTTGTACACAGGATATAAGTGGGAAGAAATTAAAGACTTGCCTATTATGAAATATCTTGATGTAGTCATTGACGGTCAATACGAAGATGACAAACGTGACATAACATTAAAATGGCGAGGGTCAAGCAATCAGAGGGTCATTGATGTGCAAGAAAGCCTAAAGCAAAACAAAGTAGTATTGTGGTGCGATTAACCACACAAAACAAAAATAAAAGGGTTTACATATAAGCAAACCCTTTGACATCAAATAAGTCATTAGCCACCATAGAAATTATAATGTGTTCAATATTATGTTTCTGAATGGTGGCGACTAATGACTCTATTAATTATAACATAAAGCAAAAGAAAAGTAAAGGAGATAAAATGATAACAACAGTAAAATTTGCAAAGACAAAACCAAACGCAATTATACCAACCAAAAGACTAGAAGATGCAGGCTATGACGTTTATCCTTGTTTTGATGAAGATTACATAATAATAAAACCACATACTACGGTTATAATACCGACAGGCATAGCTTCAGCTTGTGATACAGATTACTGTTTCGTATTGCACGAGAGAAGTTCAACAGGCACTAAGGGCATGGCACAGAGGTGTGGAATAATCGACAGTGGCTATCGTGGTGAGTGGGGTGTTCCAATTACTAATACAAATGACGTACCGATAGTTATTTGCAAGAAAGAGTCTATTACTGACTTTAACGATTTTGCTAGTATTTTGTTATTCTCATATGGAGAAGCTAATTACATTTTATACCCATATGAAAAAGCCATTTGTCAGGCTCTTGTACTTCCTGTTCCAGAAGTTGAGATAGAAGAATATACATACGAGGAGCTTAAAGCCATTCCGTCAGAAAGGGGTACAGGTCGCCTTGGTAGTAGTGGGAAGTAAGATTATGAATAAAAAAATGAAAAAAAGCAAAACAGCTTTGGTAACAAAAGGTAAAAAGAAAATACCAATAAATATCATTATACATAATCCAAACAACATGGATAAATTCAATGATTATTATTCATCTGTTATTATTGATACGATAAAAAAAATAGCATAAATATAAAGGTGTCCGACAATGGCAAATATTGTCGGACACCTTTATATTTATTGACTTTTTTCAGAAAATATGCTATAATGAAAGACTATCTACAAAAAGGAGACATATAAATGAGAATAGCAATATATTCAAGAAAATCAAAATTTACAGGCAAAGGTGAAAGTATTGGAAATCAAGTTGAAATGTGTCGAGATTATATCGCTACAAATTATAATGGCGAAGAACATTCCATACAAGTATTTGAAGATGAAGGCTTTAGCGGTAAAAATCTTGACCGACCACAATTTAAAAAAATGATAGAAATAGAAAATGTCATACCATTTGATTTAATAGTTGTGTATAGATTAGACAGAATTAGCCGTAATGTAGGCGACTTTGCTTCTTTAATTGAAAAGCTAAATAAAAAGAATACGTCATTTGTATGCGTAAAAGAACATTTTGATACAGGTAACTCTATGGGACGTGCAATGATGAACATAGCTGCGGTTTTTGCACAGTTAGAAAGAGAAACTATAGCAGAGCGTATTAAAGATAATATGTATCTTTTGGCAAAAGAAGGTCATTGGCTCGGAGGAACGACACCATTAGGCTATAAATCCATTGAAGTTACAAATGGTAAAAGGACACATTTTGAACTTATCATTGATGAAAGTCAAATAGATTTGGTAAATATAATTTTCAGTAAATATAAACAGCTTGGTAGCATTAACGGAGTAGAAACATATTTGTTTGTGAATGGTTATAAAACTCAAAAAAATAACTATTGGCATAAATCTAATGTAAAACGCATTTTAACCAATCCAATCTACTGCATTGCGGATATTGATAGCCTAAATTATTTCACTGAGTTAGGCTGTAATGTTTGTTTCACACTTGACGATTGCAATGGCAAGAAAGGCATTTATCCGTATAATAGGTTTTCAGGACAAAAAAGAGAAATGCAATCATATGATCGATGGATTATTACTATATCAGAACACCAAGGAATTTTGGCAGGCAAAGAATGGGTGGCTATTCAGCAACAATTAAAGGCAAATTCAAAAGATGGTTTCGGTGGGAAAGCAAACGAAAGACGTTCCACTAGCAATACTTCACTTTTATCGGGTGTACTGTTCTGTTCATGCGGAGCTTATATGCGACCAAAAAAATATCCATCAGGAAATACCTTTTATATTTGTGAAAACAAAATGGATAAAAAAATAACTGAGTGCAATAATTCTAACATCAATGCAGACGAATTAGATAAAATAGTTTTAAACGAGTTATTTTCTTTCGATATAAAAGACGGAGTTGTTGATTCACAAATTCAAAATTTAAAAGAACAAATTATAAATATTGACAATGATTTGCAGAAACAAATTGGACGTTTAAAAAAGCAAATAGAAGCCAATAAGAACACGGTGAATAAATTTATGAATATCGTGGCTCTATCTATTGAAAATGATACGCCAGAACAAGTGGTTGAAGTTTACAATCAGAAAATAAATGAGTTATTAAATCAAAATAAAATAACTCAAAAAAGAATTGACGAGTTGCAAGATACCAATATTGTTCAAGCAAAGATGAATGATAGGTTAAACAGCTTAACAGATGCTATGGCATATCTTAAAGAAAATTTTGACAAATTAACTATTGTAGAAAAAAGAGGGTTTGTTAAAAAGATAGTTGATAGGATAGTTTGGGACGGCAATAATATCAATATTTTTATTAAAGGTATTTCAGAATTATCAGAATAAGCCAATTGAAATACCTAAGAAAATCATTTCCGTCATGTGTCAACAGCAGTTGCAGTTGAAGAATCGTGGAAACGATAATCACAGGCTTGTTACCCGCATCGCAAAAGCAAGGATAAATAATGGTTTATCTATAACTGAAATATGTAAACTAACAGGATTGAGTTATGATAATTACATCAAGTATGAACGTGACGAAGTAAAGGATCAATATAAAAACTTTGATACTTTGAAAAAAATATCTGATGTACTAAACATAAATCTTATGAATGATTATTTGTCCTTTAAAACACACTCAAAGGAAAAAGTTTGCTCCTATATGGAATTGCACAATCTATCTATACGCAAATTGGCTAAGATATGCAATGTTAGTATTACAACAATAAAAAACTGGCGTAATGGAAAGTGTTCTCCCTCCTATGAGATGTGGCAGAGAATATTTAAACAATAGACTTTACAATTTGTAAAAAAATGAAAGCAGGGTATTATTTTAATGCCCTGCTTTTTGTTTCATTTTTTCTATTTTTAGCAAAAAAATAAGGGTATGCCACAACGGACACACCCTTATTTTCTGCATTTGCAACCAATTATTAGGTCGTACCAAATACAAATATGTTTCAACTCACTAGCTGTAGCAATACTACAACTGACATATATAATATAGCATAAAAAAATCTATTTGTCAAGACGTTACAAACTTTTTTTATAATTTTAACTAGCTATAAATTTGGCAATCATTTTACTGCAATGTAAATAAAAAAGGTGTATTCATAAAGAACACACCTTTTTCTTGCAACTTAATTAGTTACACATAGAATACAAATATATTTCAACTCACAAGCTATGGCATCGCCATAACTGACATTTATACTATATCAGACTTGTAGTGGTTTGTCAACACGTTTTACTATGTTTTGTATCATTGCACAAATTTGGCTTGTCATTTTTGCTGTTTTGTACATATAAATTTTATAAGACTTTTATAAGACTTTCATAAAACTCTGTCTTATAATTTTCTAATAAAATCCTTGTAATTTTTTAATAAAATCTTTATTTCATAGAAACTATTCTTCCACTATCTCGTTAGCCCTTAACAATATTTTCTTTTTAACCTTTTCGCTTTAGGTAATATTATTATATCTAATTATTTATATTTCGTCAAGCGTAAAAAAATAGGGTACTAGAAATTAATCTAGCACCCTAAAATTATTTCTGAACCAATGTCAGAAGTGGGTAAATGCCAAACTCAGCATTGGCTGGTCTTGCGTGAATTGTTCTTTTATCAATATTATAATATCCGTAATAATTCATACCCGAATATGACGATAGCCACATTCCAGAGGTAGTGTCATAACCCAAACCTGTTAAAGCCGTAGTAATTGGCTTATTAGCAAAGTATGGCAACTGTGACTCCATGCCTGAATTATCATAGCAACCTGAAGTAACATAATGTCCGAAAATCTCAGGCTCACTCGGTAATCTAAGCGAATAGGAGGTATAGCTATCACTATAGCCATAGTTTTCCACACTTCTTCCACCACCATTGACATAAGTGTAACTTGTGGCTGATTTGTTAATCATAAGTGGTAATGGGTCTGAAAACTCAGCAAGATTATTTCCAAAAATATTTTTAAAATGTGCAGTATAAACAGGCATAACCTTTTGCTGAATGAATGTTTGAGAGTATGCGTGAACATCACCTAAGCCTGTAGCGTTATCAATAGCATTTGTTCCTATTGGTGAGCCAAAGGGCATAAACGTATATGACCGTTTTCCACTTGAGGCTTTTGTAGTTCTAAGAAAATCCACAGCTACACATACAAAATAAGTATCATACTCTACCGTTTTTGTACTTTCTTCACCATCAACGATACAAGGAACATTTTCAATAGTTCCTTTTATTTTCAGTTCTGTACCAAGACCTAATTCGGAAATATTGCCACGATTTATTTGACCGAGAAGCCCATTTATATTATCTGGATCATTGCAATTCCATGTGCCACCTGCGATATGAGCATTACGATTTAATTTCTCCATGCGAACACAACTTCCACTCAGAATAGATATTTCATCTGTGTTTCTTTTAACCGAGGTAGTCAAATTTTCTATTTGGCTTGTAATATCTGCCGTACCGTCATTGTTCATAAGCTCCGTTTGGTTTGCTAGTGAACTAAGCTTGTTATCAGTTTTGTTATATATGCTTACGCTCATTTAGTCTTTCCACCACCCTCGTTGTCCTCGCTTTCATACTTTTCCCCAGTGATTTTCTCGTACTGTTCAGGGGTTATCTTCCCCCTGTCGGCAAAATCCTTGACCTGCTCAGCCGTGTACAGCCCTAAATCATACAACCTCTTGACTTTTCTATACATTGTCGTCACTCTCCTCAATCAGTGTGTCGGTCATTAGTGCAGTGTATAGCACCTGCGCTTCTAGCTCGTCCACCTTTGTGGCTTTTTTCGGCTGAAAATCATCAGGGGTCAACCCTAGCTTGTCAGCCATTTTTCTCTGTAATTCTGTCATGTTGTACCTCCTACCTCTGACAGTTTCACGATATATTCGTCCTCGCTTGGAACTGGTATGTGATAGCTGTCATTGCTGTTTTTGAATGTCACTGAACCCCCTGCCTCTACTTCGATATTTCGCAGAAAATCGTCGTCAATCATGGTTGAAATGTCGGTGACGATTGGGGTATCTAACGCTTTGATTTCTGTTCCGTCAACAGTGTTGTTTTGGGTATATGTCTTAGCCTCATAGTCTACCACGTTCCCTTCAACGCCATATCCAGGCAGATTGCGGATAGCTTTGGGGATTTGGTAAACGTTGCTGTGATAGGGGGCGTAATCTCCTGAACTACCAGCTATCAATGCTATATCATTTTTGTAAACATTGCCATAGTCTGGCGGAAGTGTGAAACGTACATAGAATGCGTTCGATGGCGTTATGAACGATTTGTTTGGATAGACAGTTTGCCCGTTGTTGTCGTTATAGCCAATGTATTTCTTGCTATGGTCGTAAAATCTGGTTTTCACATTTTCAAATTTGGCACTACCTACGTACACGAAAATGTATGTTGAATTTGGAATAATTGGTATATAATTTTCTGAATATATGGCTGCAGTACTTCCTTCGTTATTGCCACTAGATGAACTAATCGTACCAACTTTCCATACTTCGTCCCACAAATTTCGTCCCTGCTCCACAATGCTCTCCGTGCCAGCACTGACTATTTCACCAGCATTATATGGATAATACTCTGCAGGGAACATTTTCTCAAATTCTTCCACGCTTGTGGGCTCGTTGCCTGACCCGAACATTGCGGTGAGGTCATAAATCTGTGGGTAGACTACCAAATTATTGACAGTTGCTCCTGACTTAACCATCAGCGGAACTATATATACACGGGCGTCTACATTAATGGGTGCTATTACGCCACTTCCATAATTGGTGTCCATCACAACACCACTACCTGTAATGTATGAACGATATGTCTCTGCTGAGCCACCTTTAGGGCAGGATTTTTCCAGATACACATGACCTTTAATCGGAATAAAGCTATCCGAGAAGTAGGCATCTCCGCCAGTTGCAGTGCCGTTTGCTACAAACTTGCCATTGTCAAGCTTTGTAAATGTAACACCGTTCACTGTATAGTTTGGGCGAAAATTGTTAAGGTTAACAACCTGATTAAACACGATAGACCTACCACCAACATTCTTAACCGACATCAGCTTACCGCCTGTAGGCACAGTTTTTTGATATGCTGTTTCACTGTCTGTTTCAAACTGGTGAGTGATACCCTGTCCTATGTCATACAGAGCATCTACCCTACGTTTCATTTCCTTATCTGTTAATTTTATACTAGCTATATTCGCTGTATTCTCGGCAATCTTTGCAACTGCTGTAACATAGTCTTCAGGTAAACTATCAGCTACAGACTGTGCTGTCTGTGCAGCAGTTTCAGCGGCTTTGCGGTCTGTGGCGACCTGGGCGGCTATCTTTTCCATTTCCGCTTTATTGTATAAAATCACCGTTTTATCATCAGTGATATATACAATTGTGCCGTCTTTTATAGTGGATTTATCAACGGCTTCCCACTCGGCTTTTGTGCCAATCCACTTTTCGCTTTCAACCTTGTTGCCTAATTCAGTGACAGACTTTTTAGCATTAGCCGCCATACCTCTAGCAATAATATCTGTAGCCATAAATCCACCTCCTTAATATGTTATAGTTCCCCAAATTTTGTTTACACCCTTAACGTTTTTAACAGTTACACTATAGTAACCACTCACATCTCCTGCATAAACATTTTCTGTTGTAATCGTATCAACTGTTGAGAAGTCACTTAAATCAACCATCATAAGCACTTCCTCTGCACCATTCTGAGTCAGTTTTCCTACAACCTGAAAACTGCCAGTTCCCGAAGCCTGTACTTTGAAATCAGCACCAATGCCAACTTTCAGCTCAAAAGCTTTTCCATTTTCGTACAGGTTTCCGTTTGTAGCACAATACGCCATAAATCATCTTCCTTTCGTATAAATAAAATATAACAAGGGCGAAGCTGTGTTACCTCGCCCTTTAAAAACAAAAACAATTAGTATTACTTAATAGCACTTGCAAGCTTCTTGATAAACTTCTCACCTGCAATACTATTCTGCTTATAACCCCACTTTTTTAGCAAAGCATTAACAGCCTTTTCAGTGCCGTCACCAAAAATACCGTTCTCATCAAGTGTGACGTTGTGAAGTTTTCTTGCCTTGGCTATGATAAGCATTTCTTTCAAGGCAAGAACACCACTGGTCTTATCACCCTTTTTATAGCCAGACTTTTCAAGTGTTGGTAGCTTCTTTGTCTTAGTATATCCGTTCAGGTTTGCCGATTTTATTTTCGTGGGAAAATCTGTGTAGCAATAATCTACGTCAACACTAACCGCAATTCCGTCTATCTTGCCAATGCTAGAATACTGCCATATATCATGTTTATCATTGTAATTGCATTTGCTGTTATGCTCGGCAATCCAAAGTGTATATCTCTTTGCTACATCAGAAGAGATATAATTCTGCAAAGGAGAACGACTCATATAAAGTCCAGCATAGTAGCCTGCCTTTTCGATCTCGCCACAAAATGCCTTTACGATAGAATCGCAAAATGCCTTACCTTTATTAAACTGTGAACGCTCCTCTAAATCAAAATAAATAGGGTACTCAAACTTTTTGCCTTTGATTACCTTGAGACAAGCCTTTGCCTCTTGCTTTGCTGCTTCTACTGATTGTGCATATGAATACCAATAAACACCACATGGAATATTGTTATTCTTACAACCTTTATAATTCTTTTCAAATGTTCTGTCAATCTGATTTGGATATGTGATAGCATCACCATAGCCAGCTCTCAGTATAACAAAGCTTACATTTCCTTTTACTTTAGCCCAATCAATATTGCCCTGATGTTCAGAAACGTCTATACCCTTAATAGTCATATGTATACTTCCTTTCCAATTAATCTTCCTTTACAGGTAGTTTATTTAATTCGTCTACACAATTATGTACAAAACTATTGCCACCAATAGATGAATAGCTTTCGTATAGTCTTGCAAGATTTTCTTTTTCGTATAGTGAAATACTATTTTCTTTCATTCTTGAATTATAAATCGCTAAAATAGAATTTCTCAACGTAGCCTGCAAAGCCAAACTTTGTTTTTGTAACTCAGTTTCCATGCTTTGGTTCTGTTCTACCTGTCTTTCCACTAATGCTGTTAATTTATCTATTTTTTTATTTAGATTATCTTTGCCACTTGTTTTTGAAATCCACTCTACAAATCTATTCCTGATTGGTTTAACAATAATTGTTATCAGTGCCAAAATGGTTGTAATACTTCCACAGTAGGTAGCAATTTCCTTAACCGTGCTCATAATTACTCACCGCCATTCTTAACCTCGTCAATAAAATCTGTGAGTGATTTATAATTCATATCCTTAACAGCACTTTCAAGCAAGATGACAAGCTCTACATCGGAAATCTTAATACCCTTTTCTTCAAGCAGGGCAAGCATGGTTTCTTTAGCCTTTTCAAGCTTTTCTGTGCCGTGAACGTCTTTATAAATCTGTTCTATGTACTTAACCGTTGTAGCCGCCACATCTTTCTTAATGCTGTCATTTGCGATTTTTGTATACTTCGATTTTACAAAACCGACAATAGCCGTCATAACCGCTGTTAAAATTACAGGCAAATACTCTGTAATCATCTGAGTAATAATCTCTTTCATAACTTTTCCTCCAATAATAAAAGAGGGTTGTTAGCCCTCTTTCTATTTAAGTATTATTTTTATATGTGTTTCATCAATACGTTTGATAACCCTATAACCACTATCTGACTTGGTTGCCACGCCATTCACACTAGCCGTACAATATCCGTTGACCTCGCACGTTCCGTCATCTTGAACTACTAACTGTCCTAACAAGCCAACTTTGCTATACTCTTTTCTAGCCCCACGAGGAACATATTCAAGCGTATCGTTATAGTTTTTACTGACTATAGGATTGTGTGACTCATCATAAATCAACCGTCCATAAACATCTGTTTTATACTTATCATGCCAATCTAATTCAGCAGAGTTACCAACAATAGACGGATTAGCTGATATGACGCCGAGTATATAATCGTCTTTATTTGCAAGCTTGATTTTATCACCGTCAAGCGTAACGAATAATCCGATCCTATCTTGATTGTCAACATTTCCGTCAAGCCATTCAAAATATTCGGCATAGTCAGCGCCAATAGTTTTATACGCACCGCCAGCATAAACATTGCCAGAAAAATCTACTTGCATTGCAGAATTTTGAATTAGAGTACCATCTTTTTCCTGACCATTTCCTATATTAAATAGTATATCAGCGTTTTCCGAGCTTTGATAAGTTGATTTTGCATTGACACCTATAACGGTTTGGTTATTTGCCGTGGCGTGATTCCATGCACCTGCGACAAGACATCTATCATAATTAAGAATTTCGTTATGATATCCAAACACGGCGTTATATTTTGCCATTTGGTCTTTAGTTTTGTCACCCTTAACAATATTCAATGTGCCAACTACAATACTATCAGCTACACCCTCTAGTATATTATTTACGCCACTAACATATGTATTACGAGAATTGGAAATAGTATTTTTTGCACCACTACAATCAACCGCCACACTATATTCAGACATATTCCACATACCACTGACGTGATTAGAACATCCACCAACGCTAGTATTATTAAAACCTGTTAAGGAATTTAAACTGCTATTTTCACGAAAATAGGGTATATTGCGAATTTTCATTTCTGAAAAATCAATATAATTATTGCTGTCATAACTATATTCGTAGCAGTGGTTTGCTTGACCTTCAACATGGTTATAATCACCATGAGCAATATTTTCGAGATAATAAGAATTGCCATAATAATTAAACTTTTCCGAAATGTGATGATAACCATTACTATCAACGTATTCAACAAATCGTCCTATATTAGAATTTTTACTTCCTAGAGGTATGGGTTTGCCATTCCTAATAGCAATGTAGCCAGCGTTTATACCGCCACCACGGAAATAGATCCACACACTGTCTCCCATGCTTAAAATCTCACCTGATTTATTCAGAAAAGATTTTTCAGCACCATTATACTCTAATAGCGAAACAATGGCTGTACAATTTGTAGAGTCGTAGCTTTTAACCGTTCCATAGGTGTAACCAAGTGTTTTTTTATTATCTTGACTTTCCTTAATCAGCTTATTCATTTTAGACATTCTGTACACCGCCTTTACGAATAATCGGCTAAAACCATTTTGCAGTTACCTACATATTTAACACCATTCATTGTGAATTTTACAACAGTTCCGTCAGCAGGAAACACACTGTCTTGTCCCATATAAACATAGAATATTCCGTCAGTTTTAGCAGCGTATTGTCCCTCAACTGTGCTATTCAATGGTATATTAAAATCAACTTGTGGTACAAGGTTCGTACCGCCATTGTGCAAACTTTGACTAAACATATTATACAAACTTGCCATTTTACTTCCTTGATGTCCTGAATTTGAAGTAGGGGTAAAGAAACCTGTTATCTCTGTATCATCGGACAGCTTTCTCATCTTTGCAATAGCCCCACCTAATACATAGTCATTATCTCCACTTTTAAACAAAATCAACATTCCCCGACTTGTAGTATACAACATGACACTATCAAACTTGCTATAGGTAAAGCTGACATAATCAGCATATGGTGACGTTTGGGAAGAGTCATATTCACCACACCCAGCCCAATAACGTGACTTTGCAGGGTCAAACATTATTCTAAAGTACGTTGTACCATCAATCCAAAATGTCAAAGTGTTATAATCGGTGGACTCACTATCAGGATAATTTGTTTCAATTTTACTCCAAGCCCACTTATCTTCAAAAAATGTTTTTAAATCTGCAAACACAGTTTCAGAAGAAGTTTGATTTGGAGTACAAGTATAAGTATTTATCATCAGTTATCACCATCCAATTCTGCATTACCGCTTATTCCAATAGCTCCACGAGCGTTAGTATTTGTTTCGTTCATATCAACATAATTGATATTATGTTCTATACAGTATTTTACAATAGGCAAACAATTTGCGTTTGTAGTATCTGTTATACCATTTCCATACGTGAAAATAGTTCCGACTTGTACATTATCAAGGGTACTAAAATCGGTCATAGTTAAATTATTATATTTCCCAGTTTCTGTGTTAAAAGAAGTATGGAGAATAATTTGACCTACGCTTTGACATTTGATTGAGTCGTTAGCTAAAATGCAACCATTTGGAATAGAAATGCTGTTTACAAAGGCAATCTGAATAGCATTGCTCATGATTTCCGTTGTACCATTTGTTACCACAATATCTGATTTACTCATTGGAACACGGCAGAGTTTATTCCCTTGGCAGAGGTTATTATCAACGACTTTAAAAGTAGTATTAGAACTATCCACAGTAAACTTATTTAACTTAGGACAATTATTAAACCCTGTAAAGCTAGTCAAAGAAGCTCCAATAACAACCGTTGTTAATGCAGAGCAATTATTCACGCCCGATACAGACAAAGCCATATTTGGAATATAAAATGTTGTAATAGCATTACTATTTAAACCACCAATTTCTTTTACTTTTCCGTCACTCATGAATGACAAATTTTTCAATTTAGGGCAGTTATTAAATCCATTCACTATTTCGCAAGAACTTTCAATTCTTAGAGTTGTCAGGTTAGGCATATCGTTACAACCCTCAACGTCAACCACATAGCCTGTAGTTGCTAAAGTTAATGAAGCTAAATTATTCATGCAGTTCTCAGGTATAACTTTTAAGCTTATGCTATTTGTCATTGGCAATTTTGTCATATTAGGCATATTGCAAAACGATCCGCTTTCAAGCGTGATACCATTGCTGTCGGTCACATTACCATAAATTACAACATTAATCGTATTACCACTATAGCCGTTAAAAGCGTTTTTAGGTATTTTAGTAGTACAATTACCCGATTGAAAGTCCAAACTCAGATTTATGTTTGCCGATGTATTACTTGCAAAACCATCGGTGTCGTTAATATTAGTAGATCGCCCAATTTGTATAGTTTGAAGTCCAGATAAATCTCCATCAATACCTTTGCCCATAAGATAAAATCTTCCCTGCACTGTTGCGGGATAAATAACTAAACTTGTTGTTTCTTTATTTACATACACTACACATTTATTTGTAGTTGCCGCTTTGATGTTTAAGATTCCAACAACATGACTTCCTTTTAATATCTCGTTTTGTTTTATTTCTTCGATACCTGTTTGCCCATCAACTGAAACCATTGGTACGAAATTCAAGGTGTAAGGTAGTTCCAAACCATTAACAAATGTGCTATTAGCAAGAAACGATTCAGGGTGTGAAATATCACAGTATGCTATAGGAAATGTAATCTTGGTAAGCTTTTTACAACCTGACAGCACGCCCTTACTGGTCGAAATGTTTGCAAGATTAGCAGGGAAAACAAAGTCTGTCATATTCTCAAATCTGTTTCCCATAGGTGAAGTGAGGTAGGTAGCTTTTACTTTGGAACAATCTATCTTTGTAGTTGTTTCTTTATCAAAAGCATTGTCAAAGTTAGTTAAATCATCACTTTCAGACACAATAGTTGTATCGTGTGTACCCAAAGAATAATTCTTTTTAAATGTTGAAATTGCGTTTGTATTACGTCTGGCTACTTCGTTATCATCATAACGTATCAAACAACGTGACGGTGACATAGATTGAAATTCTACCGTACTATCTGCCGACAATGTATTGGTAACTGTAACTTCATTTCCTGTTATCCATTGAGCTATCAGTGTTGCGTTATTATTTGGTACAATGTACACGTCACCATAATTGTATTTATTGCCTTGACTATCCGTCCATGCGAACAATTTATTCTCGTTATACATATCCCCACCTTGTAAAACAATTTGTTTATTAGGGGGTTGGCTGATACTCTTATAAGTGATAGTATTGCCGTCTTTGTCCTTGCCACCATTCGTATTATAAGATATTGTCACTGTATCACTTAAAGTTTCACAGTAAATCGAAATACAATCTGTATCAAATGGCAGCCATTGTAGATTAGTGGCTTCAATACTCATTTCAGTAGCCGATAAAGGCATTGTAATAGAATTTACGATAAATAACTGTTTGTCAAAATTATAATAATCATTACTAACCCTAACGGTATTATCAACATTCAGATGTGGAGTGATCGGCAGATTATAACTAATACCTGTACTCATACAAGTATGTTGTAATAACATATATTCGGCTTGTTGCCTACACTTTTCCTCTCCGCTTTCTTCATTTGTATCTCCTAGGGGTATATAATAAGTGCCACCATCTAAGCCCTTATAGCCAATAGCATTTATGTTTACAGGTGATTGTGGGTTTTCATTTTTAGCTGTGTACGAATAAATTTCACCACTTGTATTGTCTGTTGTAACTGTAATAATGTTTACACCGTCATAATTATAAGTATAATTAATATCCGTTTCTGTAATTTCGGTTTCACTCAATTCAAATTGTGGTGATAAATGACGATACCAAGAAGGTAAGTTATAGTTAAAAACTCTTTCCATTCTCAATCTGCCATTGACATCGTAATAGATGTTAGCACCATACATTTCGGCAATCTTGTCAAAAATCTCACCAAGATAACCACCCTCATCGATTACAATATCGTCATACAGAGTTACATTATAAAATATAGGGTCAATAATCGGCTCAACAGGGTCAAGAGGTATATTATTACCCAAATCAAGCATAAGCGTGTCCTTAATTAAAGTTGCAATATTCGTTCCTTTTTTAGAATTAGTTACACTAGCCTGATACTCAACAAGGCACATTCTAGCATTTAATGTTCCGTCAAGAAAACCATATTTATCAACACCCTCAACATTCAATCGTCTACCATTAGAGTTTGCTGACTTTGTAACAAAAACACCTTGCGGAAACCAATAAATATTCTCATCAACTTGCAAGCCGATGAAGATCTTGAATTTTCGATTGTACCAAAATGAGCTATCTTTTTGAGGTATATATTTACCGCTTCTATCAATAATAGATAAAGAGCAAGACCTACGGCAGCCTTGCTCTTTATTAATCGTTATTGAACCATCTGTAGAAGATAAGTCACTTGTTATTTCGCCAATAGCACCTTCATAGTGTGATAAAATTTCCATTTTGACATACATTTTTCGCATTGGTTTATGTAACTCGGCAAGATAAGCATTGTCTATTTTATTATAATAATCCATAACACTTTCCTACCTCCTATCTAATAATTATTACATCGTTTATATCTTCAACTTCAATCCAATCATACTTAATATTAGTCAACCCTAATACACTTGTGCTATCATAAATTCTAGTAGGGTTATCTGAGATATTTATAATCCAAACATCGCCCTTATGAGATTTTAACATAAAATCATTCTTACCTTTAATAAATTTAGTCCATGCTTTTACTCTGTCAATATTATCGACTATTTGACCGTCAGGGCAATTAATTGTCAAAAGATCAGCAGAGAAAGAACCACTCTCATAATCTGTTACTGTTCTAGTTGTTTTTGGCTTAATACCTGTTCCTGTGTGTACCGCAAGACCAATATTTGATGTAATATCATTATCGGTCATACCTGTTATAAACTCCCAACACTCAGAAATAGCATAATACTTTTTGTTATATTTTGTACCCAAATCGGTTAAAGAGTATATAAACCAACCGTCCTTGTTTACCGATACTTGCTCTGATTTATATGGTTTGTAATCTCCGTAACAAACATAATATTCATAAGTCTGCTTATTGCCAACTGTTGTGTCAAAGAAGCTCTTTGTATTAGTAGTACCAAGAAAAACATAATCTTCTTCATTTACATTACGTCTAAAAATCTTTGCAGTACCACTAAGAGTTGTATTCCATGACAGCATTGCTATACGATTATTAATTATTAGACAATTAAAGTTGTTTACTAAATCACCTAACTCGTTGCCTTGGAACGATACTCTTTTGCTAAAATGATACATTTTATCGTCAAGTGTCATAATCTCACTAACAACACAATATGAATTTCCTGCTTGCATAGCATAGAAATCATAGTCGAGTCTGAAATTATAAATTGCAGGACTTTCATCAATCAATTTCTGTGTTCCACTATAAACAGTAAACTTTGCACCTTTTACAAACTGAGTATTTGCAGGGCAATAAATTGTAGCCATTCCTGTAGCAGTATTGTAGTTAGAAATAAAACCATTAATACCCTTGGTAACATGACCCTCTGTTCCACTAGGCTCTACCTCTATAGTAATACACTTATTTACTATATTTTCACCTATACTTTTACCAAGATTGACCTGAGTTGTATCATTTGTGCTGTCCTGAATAGTTCCGTCATAGACTACATTTGAATTAATTATTTGATACAAATAATACTTATAATATTTCAATCCGACATGATTAGGGTGAGTGTACGTTGTTTCACAATGTATTGGTCTAGTAGAATTGTTTTCATTTACTTCAGCCGTAACAATACAATCAGGGTCATTTCTGCATTTTACATAATGTGGTTTATCTATAAAGTAATTAGTAAATATCCTAAATTCAGTGCCTCTTGCGGGGGCTGTTGTAAAACCAGACTTTAATCTTACGTTACCAGTTTCATAATCGTAGGTTTCTATCAGTCGTCTTTCTTCTCCAATCTCGATATAGGCGCCGCCGACTAAATACACTGAGCCGTCGGAACGCTCATAATAGTACGCGCTCTTGAGATTTGCAATTTCCTTGTTAATCATAAAACTTGATGTAGTACCCGAAGATTGGATTTTACCACGGCAGAAATACATATCATACAAACCAACACCATCTCCATATTGAGTGTCGTCAGCTATGGTTGTAGGGTCTGTTTGAAAAAGAATGTATCGATATTGGTAATCATGACCGTTCTCTGCAATGTCATTAAAAACTAACTCATTAACACCAACTTTATCACCATTGTAAAAGATGTTTATGTCACCACCCTTTGGAAAATAAGAGTGATTAACCTCACCTGTTTTAAGGTTTGTGTACTCGCACAATGCCCAACGCATAGCCGAACCTGCTGTACAATTAAACTGATAACTGAAATGTGGCGCACGATCATATTCACCATTTGTGTCCTTATGCTTATCTATCTTTACAACCTCATCATCAGGAAATACCAATGTAGGAGTCATAATCATTTTTCTTCACCTGCTACTCAAAATATGGACAAATATATCCATATCGAGAAAATTCCTGCTTCAACCTATATGCTTTTGTCATAAGACTACTCACAAGTTCTTGTATAGTCCACAGGCGTAAATTCCCGTATAGCCTACGGTACATACCTACGTTAGCTTGTTTATGCTATCTTGTAGGTTTGACAATCTCGCAAATTAAGACTTGCATTATAATCTCTATCCTCTGTATAACCACATTCACAACAATGGTATGTTCTATCCGATAATTTCAAATCAGATTTGATACAACCACAATTATGACAAGTTTTGCTAGAAGGATAAAATCTATCAACGACTCTTAACTCAATCCCATATTCGTTACACTTAGCAAGTAGCTTTGTCCTAAATTCAAAGAACTTTTGCTGTGCGATTGATTTGGAGAGATGTCTATTCTTCATCATACCTGATATATTTAAATCCTCAATAGTAATCCACATTGGCTTGGTTTTCACCAATTCGGATATTACCTTATTGATATAATCTGTTCTTATATTGTCAAGTCTTTGATGAATTTTCTGTACTTTTAACTTTTGCTTTTGGATATTTTGTCGAGTAGCTACTCCTTTCATATTTTTATTAAGTTTCTTATAGCTTTCGTATTTCCTCGATAAGCTACGTTGCTCACGTCTAAGTTTCTTTTCAAGTTTCCTTATTTTAGAACTCTTGTTGTCATTCTTGTAAACTTTTCCGCTTGAACAAACGGCAAAATCTTTAAGACCTAAGTCTATTCCTATTCCAAAGTCATTTAAAACAGGCTTTTGATGTTCCTGCTCTTCGACTAAAACCGACACATAGTATCTTCCTGCTTTGCAAGACACTGCTCCGCTTTTGATAATATGTGTTTTGGGGTTTGTAGGAATATATCCTTTTTCTTTTAATCTTACCCAACCAAGGGTAGGAATCTTAATTCTATGTCTTCCACATTGAATAATTGTTTTAGCATTTGTTTTTACAAAATACATTTTTACATCTGATTTTGCTTTCTTCTTGAACTTTGGAAATCTTGATTTTCCTTTAAAAAAGTTCTTGAAAGCTCTCTCAGCGTTCATAATGCTTTGTTTAACAGACTTACTGCTAACCTCTTTTATCCAATGAAAGTCAGGATTGTTGAGAATGAATTCATTGTTAATCCATTTAGAAAAGTCCATTCCAGATACAAAACGTTTTTCAGTTTTATATATTTCTTGATTGTGAGCAAGATAAAAGTTGTAAACGTATCTGCATACTCCAATAGTGCGATTAATTGTTTGTTTCTGTTCGAACGTTGGGTTTATTTCTGTCTTGTAACTCTTTAGCAATTTCTTCATCTCCTTCGATTTGCTTTTTATACTTTTTTAAACCATATATACGACAGCTAAAAACGTGTATAATGGATATTAAATCATTAACTAATTCTTGCTCTGGTGATGCCTTTTCATTATTAACAACAATAATCTCAACACCATCAGATTTAAGAAAACGTTCAAACCATTCATATCCAAAACGTACAAATCTGTCTTTATGAGCAACAATAACAGTCTTTATTAATCCAAGCATACAATCTTCAATAAGTTTATTCCATTTCTTGCGATTGTAATTTAACCCACTACCTATATCTTCAAAGATTTCATCAACAATAATCCCTTTTGCATTAGCATATTGTTTTAAAAATTCGACTTGATTTTGTAAATCATCTTTTTGATTAGAAGTAGATACTCTTGTATATATGACCGTTTTGCCGTGTTTACTATTACCATCACCCATATAATCGACATATTGTTTGTGAGTATAATAACGCCTATCTGTTGGAGTGCGATATGCTTTAAGTTTGCCTTCTTTGTCCCAACGTTGCAAGGTTTTTACAGATACACCTATCATTTCAGCAAATTCTTGTGGTTTGTAATTACTCATATAAAAACTCCTTTATTGTTTCTTATAAGTACATTATACCACATTCGTCCACGTTTGTCAATATTTTATTGAATTTAAAATATTTCCAAAAGATAAGAGCCACTAAATAATTAATGGCTCTTTATTACTTTTGTGTTTATTTAATAATTTTTACCGACTATTCTATCCAAATCAGCCTGTTGCAGATAAGCGTTCATCTGCTCTAAGAATGTTGTGCCGTCTGTTGTATTGACAGTATCAATCTGGAATACGATAGTCTTATTGTTTGTATCATTTCTATTTTGAATGTTATTTGGTGTAGACATTTTTGTCCTTACCAAATCTGTTATACCATTGTAAATCTTATCTCCAATATAATTGACAAGATTATCTGTATTAGCCACAAGGTTGTATAGCTTTCTGCCTTGCTCTGAATTGAAGATAGTTTCAACTGCATTTGGCTTTCCGTGAAGTTGTGCAAGCCCTGTATAATCATCAATACCACCTGAACGATATGGCTTAATAATGTTGAACTTACTCTTTAAAGCATTAAGAATAGCTGTTAATGCACCCTTGTTCTTACCAAGCATAGGATTAGCCAAGAGTTCTGATGAAACCATTTTGCCGTACAGTTCAGATTTTAACTGTTCTGCTTGTGCTTCATCAAGCCCTGTTCCAACAGTTTCACCGTCATATTGAACAAGATACAAACCATTCGATTTAGCACCCTCAACAGAAATATCAGAATAGTCAAGAGCTTCCCTAGCACGTTTTTTGCAATCCTCTAAGAACTTAGTCCTACCTTCCATAGTCTGCATTTCTTTTTCAGAAACATCTGTCAACTGTTTTATGTAGTCTTTGTTCTTATTCGTAATATCTGTAACATAGTTTGATAAAGCTTCTTTTTCTTTCTTGTATGCCTCAATTTCTTTGCTTTTAGCCGTTATCTCTTTATCAACGCTCTCAATTTCCTTTTCAACCTGATCTGATAGCTGAGAACGATAAGATTGATATTTGCTCGCAAAGTCATTAAGAATATTCGTGTCTTGCTGTGCTATTTTGTCCGTCCAATTAACGCCTAAAATATCTTTGGCAAGCTGTTCATTTTCTGTATTAGTAGAACTACTGATAAGGTCTTGCCACTGTTGTTTATACTTATCCCACAGTGAAGTTTCCTTGTCACGCTGTTTTTCAAGGTCAGATACACGTTTATCAGCACTAGCCTGTTCATATTCCTGCTGTGCCTTGTTTACTTCCTCAGTATTGGTTTCTAAGTGCCAACCACTAGCTTCAGAATAAACATTTACCTTTTTCTTTTTAGCATTTTCAAGATTATTTAACTTCTCCTGTAAGTCAATGGTATCTTGTTTTTCTTCATTAACAGCTTTAATGGCATCAATTTCAGCATTGTATCTGTCCTCAATAGCTGATTTCTGCTCATCAATATAAGACTCCACTGTGTTTGCAACAGTTTCGTATTGAGAAATAATATTGTCAAGTTGAGTTTTTTGTTCTGTAAGAATATTCTTTTGTTCTTCGAGAACATCTTTCTCGTCCTCGGCTTTATCTATAAGATCATCAAACGTTTCCTCGTAAATTTTCTCAATATCATCTACAGACAGTTTAACTTCAGAAATAGAAGAAGCTACCTCTCCAAGTTTTTCAAGGCTTGAAATAAGACCTTCCACATTAGCCTTATCATTGCCATTCGGTAAACTATTTGAGAGTTCTTTTAATCTGTCTGTTAATTCTTTAGGGTTTTGTCTTATCAGTTTCTTAACTTCTTCTGTCAGCTTTTCCGTGTTGCCTGAGAACTTAGCTAAGTCAGGATATGATTTAAACAGTTCAACTAAATCACTATCCGAAATACTTCCGTCTTGCAGACTTGTTAAGGTATCTTTAAGTGATTTTGCTTTATTTTGAACTTCGTCAATATCGTCCGTCCACTCAGAAATATCAAAAGTACCTGTTGTCAATTTTGCAGGCAAAGACTCAAAGAAAGTATTGACATAGCTAATTAAATCCTCATCACCATTAGCCAAGTCAATTAATTTGTCCTTGTATTGCTGAGTTAAATCATAAAGCCTATCAACATCATCAATATTTTTATTTGCTACAGCATGACTATAACTTTCAGTAGCTTTCTGAGCTTCATCAAATGCTTTACTAAATTCTTCACTTGTGTTATAGTTTTCAAGTGTTTTCTGAATTTCGTTGTATTTATCAACGGCATTAGAAAGTTTATCATATTCCTCTGTTGTGGTAGCAATTTCTTTTTGCAAATCAGCCAACCACTTGTTACGATTATCGTCTTTTGAAATGTTTGCCCATTTCTCGGATAATTCATCATAAACCTTTTGCATAGTATCAATACGTTCTTGCATTGTACCTGCAAAGTATAATGTATCATCATCGTAACCACTCATACCAACGTTATTGTATTTTTTAAGTATTTCGGCTACTTCTTTGTAATCGCCCCAATCGCCGTAATCACGAGAACCAACCTTGTTTATGTCTGCATTACTGTTGTATTTTCCAAATAACGTATCGGGAACATACGCTTGACCTACTCTACCGCCATTAGAACCGAAAGAACTTCCCTCTTTTAACTTTTTTTGAGCCAAGGCGTAAGCCTCGGCAATACTCAGCTTCCTATCTTCATCATCAGGATCAGTAATATCTGACTCTTGATAAAGTTCGCTTTCAGCCTTTTCTTTTTTCCACTCTTTGATTTTCTTAATATTTTCAGACATTTTGCCATTAAGCAAGTCAAGGCTCTTAGCTTCATTGCCGTACTTATCAATTAAATTATCCTGAATAGTATTCAAATCGTCCTTAACGGTCGACAAGTCATCTGTTGTTGCAACCAAAGTTACATAACGATTTACTAATTCGTTTACTGACTTGTTTTCTTCATCTAATTTGTCAATAGAGTCAGAAAAACTACTTGTGAACTGAGCTAAACTTTCTTTTGCATTATCTGCACCATTGACAATATTATCAAAAAGTGTTATAATACCATCAAGCAAGAAAGAAATAGCTAAACCTGTAAGCATATTGCCAGTAATAGACAACGCTTTCATACTAACAGCAGCAAGTTTGGAAGAAGTTGCAACGCCCTTTAAAGAAGCAGACAGTATTTCTTCTGATACCGCTGCACCATTAGCACTTCTAGCAATGTCAAGAGTTGTTTTAGAACAGCCTTTTAAAGCTATTGACTCGGCTTCGGCTACTGATTTACCTTGTGTTAAAAGATTATTAAATTGACGGACGTTTGCTATTTCATTTACAGGAATAAGTGAATTGTTTTTAAACTGACTAAACGGATTTATCTTTTTAAAATCGGACAACTGAGTTATCATTTGCCCAAATACACTTATCCTATCATTACCACCATCATCTTTGGTTGTTTTAAAGACCTAAACCCTATATTTGCAGTTTTGATACAAATAACAATGGAGGAAATACAAATGGAAGAAAACACAAACGTGATACCCAACAAAAACAAAAAAAGTAATGGTTGTTTGGGGATTTTTATTGCTAATGTAATTGCATGGGGCATATTAATTTTAATTATTTACCTTGCCATAAATAGTGCAAGCTCTGAAAAAGACTACAGTCAAGAAGCTTACACAGCAGCTAAATTCTATGTAAATAAACAGTTAAAAGCCCCTGCCACGGCAGATTATCCAATGTATGATAAAAACTTTATTACGCATCATAATGATAGCTACACCGTATCATCTTATGTGGATGCTGAAAATAGTTTTGGTGTTAAGGGCAGATTGTACTATACTGTCACTATGGAACGTGACGGCAAGGATTGGACTAACGTAAATGTTAATTTGAGAGAATAGATAGTGAATACGAGTGTATGAGTGTATGAGTATACACAAGTGTACAAATGGGCAAAAGTAAACAATGTGTGTTCATGTATAACAAAAGCTCCGAGAATATCGGAGCTTTATTTGCATTGTATTCTATTTATTTTTTTGACTTTAACGCTTTGTAGTTTATGCCAATTAAAACATATAGCCTCGCTTTAGGCGAGACTATATGAAACTACATTTGAACTAGACTATTTATTAGTCGCTTGTCTAGTAGCGACAAACATTTGAAGTGTTTGTGGAGAACTAAGGTCTTATTTTATGACTATTCATTTGCTGCGTTCAGTAACTCGTTGTCACCCTTGCCGTTTTCCATTTTAACCTGATCTGACTCAAGCAAAAACTGAACATAATTTTCAAGAATAATATCAATATCATCTTTATGTAGTTCACCAATTTTTCTTCGGAACTTACTGTTATCCAACGATACGGTTTTGGAAATTCGTGCTACAGACTCATGCTTTAATCCTGCCTCTTGCCAATGAGTAATAGGTACATCATATTTATCGGCTTCTCTCACTTCATGACTTGTCACTTTAATTGACAGTACACACAAAGGTTGCACACTCAATATAATAACAGGTCTATCCTTTGAGATATTTTTATCTTCAAAGGGAAAATTAGCGTACCACAACTCCCATTGTTTCTTCGCCATTTATGTCACTTCCTATCGTCATCGATTTTTGCATAATTATCGTAGATTTTATCATTCCACTCATCATCTTTGTTTATTGTCGGATTGTGCGGTACATTACTCAGTATAAAATCTAAATTGGCTGTAATAAATTGATTAAATTCCTCAACTGACATCTTAGTATTCTGTACATTTATTGTTTTAGCCATAAACCTCACCTCTAAATTTTAAAATAATTTTATACCTTTGTGTGTAGTTGTTAATTAAAATGAAATACTTATAGTTTAATCTTCAAGTGATTTCCTAATATCTTCGTCCCATGGCTGTCCGTTAAAAGTCGAATGTTTCATCATCTCTCTTGCCTGTTTTTTTATTTTTGAAATAACTGCTGCGGAGGACTTGGAATTAATAAATTCGTCCGCTTTATCTTCTCTAACAACGAAGGCAAGATTTACAGGTTTACTCATAACTGCCATATCTATCAACTCCTGCTTCTTTTTACGTACATTCTTTTTGTTATTAGTTTCTCCCATGCGGTATCACCTCTATTATATTATAGGGGCAAGCACCTAAAATATGCGTATAACTAATAAATTATGCGTAAGAATAATAATTTATGCGTCTAACGCATATTTCTATTATTAGTATACCCATTTTGGGAACTAATGTCAAGCCATATATTGGTTGCATTAACAAACATTGTGTGAATATAAATGTAAAATTTTTATTAACGAACAAATTTAGTGTTGACATACGCAAATGAATAGTGTATAATAAATCACTATGCAAAATGATTAATAACAGTTTTATCCCACCCTTACTGTTAAAGGGCAAAACTAAATAAATGAGGGATAATTCATTTTGGAAACGCTATAGGTGTTACCTATAGTTGGAGTACACCTTTATCTTGCCACAAGATAGTTACCGTCTACTCTCTGAACCTAGTCCGTATCTCCCGATAGGGGTTGGCTGCTGACCTGACATTTTTAACAACACTTAGCACCTATTGTAATAGTATAATAGGCTTTTATCTCAGCATATGTTATCTTTGCTATTGTTTCCGAGTTTCCTCACTCTTGTAATACCATTGCTACAAGTAGTTGCAAAGCTTTAGCCGTTCCCAGCAATTTGGCAACCTTATTTTAAAACGTGTGTGACCTATGCACATATAGTTTGTGGCTGTGCATAAGTTGGCATCTTTAATAATTGTTTACCTACGTTTTTGAATGATAATCCTGCCATAACGGTAGGAATAAGTGTTTCTAAAACACCGAATTTACTAATTAGATTATCAAGAACATCAATAATTTGTGTTCCACTGGTGATACCGAATTTAACTAAATCACCATTAATCAGAGTAGCTGACAAATTTTCAATACTTGTCTGAAAACCTTGCACTCTTCCTTGAATAGAGTCAAGGTATTTTTCATACTCTGACATAGCAGACCCAGCAGAGCCTATTGAGTCATTAACAATTTTATCCGCTTGACTCATATTCGTAAGCAATGCAGTAATTGTATTGCCTCTTTGCTTGCCTGCAATTTTCTCTATGACAGCGGCTTTTGATGTATCAGTAAGGTCGTTCCAAACATTGGCGATACCTTTCATAATTTCATAGGTACTCTTAAAGTTCTGAGAGTCCTTCATTATGTCAAAGCCACCTGTGCCATTTACGTTAGTAAGAGCTTTAATATCTTCCCTCAGTTTTGAGGTTGATACTGCCATGCCCTCTGTTGACTCGCCTGCATCTTCTAGTTCTGTTTTCGCTCCACGAAGTCGCATTGACAGGACTTTCAAACTGTTTCCTGCTTCGGCTGCGTCTCCAGTTATTTCTGTAATGGCTGTACCCATTGCTATTGCCTGATCTAATGTATTTCCTGCTACGCTCAGTGAAGATACTGACCTTGACAACATATCACCAATATCACTTGCTGAAACAGCATACTTGTTTGATATTGCGTTAAACTTATCGACAATATTGATAGACTCATCAACTGTCATGTTATAGCTTTTCATAACTGTTGTTAGGTCTTGTACTGCTGTTGCATTATCTACTTCACCAACAACTGAATAAATGCCTGAGTTTGTGGCAAGTGTTTCAGCTTCATCTAAACTATAACCACGTTTGCCCCATTCTGCGGTTTGAGAAATAAGATCAGATAAATCAATCTTTAAATCTTTAGCCTTTTGACCTATATTATCAAAGAACTCGGCATATTGCTGATTTGTGTTATCAGTAACCTTACGCAATTCTGTCATAGCTGTATCAATGTCTACAACATTATTATAGAACTTAACGGCTTCTCTTGATATGCCTGAAATCACAGTAGTTAAACTCATCCAGCTTGTGAATTTTAAAGCGTCCTCTTTAATCTTATCGAAAAAGCTTAAACCATTCACACCTGCCGCCTGTGCCTCAGAACTCATTGTCCTAAAACTACGATTGATTTTATCAACATTGGCTTTCAAATCGCTCGCAGTTAAATCACTGGCATTAAGCAACTTTTTGAGTGAAGCTATCATATTATCAGTTTCAACCTGATATGTACCGCCATTAAAAGTATTCTTGCTCATGGCTTTAGTATTAGCCTGTTGCCATGTCTGAATTGTATATATTAACTTTTTAATGTTCTGCCTTGTAGCTTCTATATTCTGTTGTGATTTATTGCTAGAAAAACTAGCTTTATAAGCTACATCTGCCCTCTTTAACTCATTTGTTAGTTCATTGAGTTTAATACGATATTCGTCTAATGCTTTAGGATCGCCACCTACATTAGACAAACTTGTTTTTAACTCATTAAACTTTTCTTGAAACTCTCCATTAAAAATAGGCGACTCTTTCCATTTTGTTTCTAAGGTAGTGAGATTTTGCGTAAGTCTAGCTACATTATTTTCTGTTTTAGTAGATGTAGCTGACGATTTATCAGCAGAACGAGAATTGGCTAATCTAAGTTCTTCCCTACCAATGTTTATTAATTCATTTTTTTGTCTTTCAAGTTCTTCTGTAATCAGTTTCTTCTTTTTAAGCTGCTTCTCGTCATAAGAAACTCTACTCTCAAGATTTTTAATCTGTCTTTTTAGCTCAACATTTTCTTGCTCGCCAGCATTGACCTGTTGCTTTTTAAGCTTATTAATCTGTTTGATTTCACCAAACATCTTATTATAATAATGAGCTTGCTGTTGTGCCTCAGAATTATCAGATTTTTCAAGTAACTGCAAACTCTTGATTTCGGTTTCTGCTTTTTTAACCGAAACAACTAACTCACGATATTCCTCAGACCATTGTTTATTGCGTCCAAATTGACTTTCGGTTTCATTAACCTTGTTTAATTGGGAATTTAAATTACCAATTAATTCGGAAACCTCTGACGGTTGTTGTTTAAGTTTTGAAAAACTATTGGATATTTCCTGTATTGTTGCAGGCATTTTAGCCAAAGTGTTTTCGGCATTTGTAGTTTCGTTAAAAGAACTTGTAAGAGATTTTAAATTTTGCCTGATATTGCTTGCAGTAGTTTTTAATGAATTGAATAGTTTATCAACCTCTGCAATAGAACCACCATTGCCAAGATTGTCAATAGCAGCATTAACGGCATTAATTTCATTTCCTATACCCGATTCAATACCTTTATTCGCTGACTTAAATGCCGAAAGTTTAGCAGTATAATCCGACTTAGCCTTATCAATATCCGCAATCAGTTTTAAGATACCCTTTTCAGAACTGCTACCCGATAGATAGTCAAATGACCCATTTGTTTCGTTCAGAGCATATTTCAATTTTTCAACTTGACCTGTTAAACTTGTAACTTCTGCCGTAATTTGAGTAACTTCACCCGAACTATCTTTAGTCCATGAAAATGTCGGATTACCAAACTGACTCAAAATCTTTCTTGCATTTTCAATAGTTTTAACAATATCTATTTGTCCGTCTTTATTAAAACCTGCCTTAAAAGTTTCTGCAAGAGTTGTGTCAATATTCTGTATCTCATGCTTTATATTTTTAACAGAGCTAGTTACCTGTTTTTCAGCAGCCTTTATGCTACTCTGAATAGAAGTTACATTTAAACCACCAATATCTATTTTTAGATTTTTGCTGATTGTAGCAAGTTGAGATTGAATTTTCTTTTGTGTTTTATTCAAGTCCAACTCACCAATGATTTTAGCATGAGCCTTATTATCATTTGCAAGTACATTATTTAATTTAGGTATATCGTCCTTAACTTTACTTGTGTCAAGTTCCACAGGAACTCGTATTTTTAAATCATCTGCCATTTCACTTCACCTCTATTCCTTGTCTTTTAAGTCCTTGCCTTAAAGCTATAATGTGATATTTGTTATCACTTAAATCCTCTTTTGTATTATATACAAATGGTCTAGCAACACCATGATACGTCCAGTTTCCAAAATCGTACCCCCAACCAGTTTCAATGATAGGTGCTAATTCTTGGTCTGCATTATCTGACTTAACCATTTTGCTCTGAACAAAAATATATGGATTAGCCATTGTATTATTCTCTACAACTAAAGTGTCACCTTCAATAGAAGAATTAATATTGTTAATATCCATTAAGCCACCATTATCATATCGTCTTACATATTCATGTGGTACATAACTATCGTAAACATCTCTTTCAATATGATCTAGCATAACAGTGGTAACAACCTCGGTAACATCTGTAAGCAGAGCGTAATCAATTCTTGTTCTTAGTTCTCGCTCTAGTTCTTTAAGGTTTTTTACAACCATTTATTCCTCACCACGCAACCAATTTACAACAAGCTTTAAATCCTCGTCAGCTTGCTTCTGAGAAACTTTACTATGTGTTTCTATCGTAACTTTGTCACCATTTCTTAAACCAAGGCTACAAAGACCTATAATTGATTTACCATTGACCGTTCTATCTGTTGTCAGATTAACCACAGAGGGGCGTACCTGTGTAAAATACACAAACCTATGAATATTCCTAGCATTAGGAACTATTCCAAGTGTTATTTCCTGTTCTGCAAAGAACATATTAGTCACCGTCCTTATTGTTTGAAATTACAATTTTATTTGCCATGTCATTACTATCTTTAAGTGTTTTTAACACTTCATTTAAGCTTTCAGTGTCAATATCTTTCGTAGTAACACTAATCTGTTCTATCATTTCTTTTGCCTTGTTTGCAAGCTCCGTTATAGCTATATTTGCCATGCTCATAACCTTTTCAGCCGCCTTGTATCTAACATTCATGTTAATACCACTGTCAATAGCTTTAGTAATTAGGCAATACTGATTTCTGTCAATCAACTCCCAAGCAATGTTATTATATTCCCTATCCAGCTCTCCACTATCATAAATCTCTGCAATATCATCTGATGAAAGTTTATGTTCTCCGTAAAGAGTGACAACGTAATATTTATGCAAAATTTCTTCATATCCTGCTCCGTACTCAACTGTACCCTTGACTACATTATTTATAAATGCCTGCATTTCCGCAAAACTAAGCTTATTTTTCATTCAATTTTCCTCCCATTTTCTTGCGTTTCTTTTCTGCGTTTCTCAGTTTCTTACACTCATCATAATCAATCCACCCACCAAACTTTTTGACATAAGTAATCCACTTATATGTAATGTCTGGATAGCAATACCAAAACAATTTACGTTTAAGTATTGCCACTGAGTCTGGCATACCTTTTGTATCTATAACTTCAGTGACACCATTTTTATAAGTAACCACGAAATCAGCGACATATTTAATTGGCAACACAGTTTTGCCATCGTGAACGAACTTCGGTTGCAGTTCATATGGTTTCTGTAACTCATACGAAATCACTTCACCGCTTTCCACTAAAGGACAAAGTACGTCACGATAATATTTCATTTCTAACACTGAGTCAAAAATAATACCATTATAACTACGTTTTGATTTGTCTTTATCTACATTAAACTTACTTCTATCTGTCATTTCTACCTCTTTATAAAAAAAATAAGGGCGGTCAATACTTTGATATAACCGCCCTTTCTATTTTATTTAGTTTTTTTATTTATTGTACTATTTTTAAGGTTTGTAATATCAGCCAAAACATTATAGACCGACTCTTTATAATCTTTCTTTTTTAATGTTTCGGAAGTAATACCAATATTGGCAAGAAGTTTTCTTGCTTCAACCTTGGAAATGACTTCGTGCATATATTCTTCTATGATTAAATATAATTGATAACAAGATGGTGTGTCCACATATCTCCTCCAACTATTTATTTTATCACATTTATTACACGCATAATATCCATTACCACAAATAATACATTCATGGTTGTTTTCCATAAATTAATCCTCTGGAATAACAAATCTCAGAAGCTGACCCTCGTCACTACAATAGTCCTTCAGAGAGTCAATAGTAAATGGGAAGTCGCCTGTTTTGTCAAGCGGTATCTGAGTCTCAGGAGAAAGCTGTGAAGATGCCACGACAACCCAACCATGATATTCAATATTTTTATCACAAATATCTGTAAAGATTGATTCAAGCCAAAATTCACCTGATTTTGGCATATCATTCGTACTCTTTGTAATGTCAACTGCATTTTCAGACTCATATGTATAATATACCTGAATAGTCATTCCTTCCTTGATAGCAGTATCTGTCGGAAGTGTAATTTCTTTCTTAGCCGCATCAAGTGAAAATTCCTTTTCTGAATTTACCGCTGCATATTTGTAAGAAGCAACCTGTTCCTTCCTTTCATTGAGCAGATAAATGAATGATATTCCACCCACAGGAACTTTACTCAGAGTAATCTTTGTTATGTCGCTACCCACCTTAATCTTCTCTCTTTTAGGAATGAGAATTTTGTTAGTAGAACTTGCAACGTTCTTTTCTGTACCCCACTGAGCAGCAAGAAATGACAGCGTAAGGAACGATGTATTACCTGTAATCTGAACTGTATCAGCATCATAGTATTTTGCAATTACCGCACCTGTTGCATCTGTCTTATCCTGTGAAGTAGCATTGGTCTGAATGTTTACGTCTTTCAAATCTTCAAGAGTCCAAAACAGCACTCCGTCAGTAGGCGAAAACATCTGACCTGAAATAGCTTGTTTAAAAAGCAATTTGTCTGGATTAAACATATTATTTCCTCCTTTATTTTCTATTGTTCCGTTACCATGTACGGAAACAATTTAATTCTTCTTTATTCTTAATGTCCTTATAATAAATAGTACCGCTATACAAACCTGTGGTAAGCTTCTGTGCTTGATTTATGATTTGATTTCTTAAAAGACAATCATAAAAAACATTAATAGGTAACGACCAAACCGTGTCCCAGTTATATTTAAACCCTTCAATATTTGTTAATGTTGAAATATATGGCAACAAAATAGAACGAAATTCTTTTTCTTGATACTCACCCCTAGCTAATTGTCTTTCAAGCTTGTCTAATTCATATTGTAATCTCCATTTTCGGGTGTGTTCATTTCCGTCTTTAATATTGTTATCAGCGATATTAAGCATTTTCCTGAAATATTCAGTAAGCAGTTCATAATCTGCTTTACCTATTTGAATATTGTTATAAACATCAAATAAAATAATATCACCGCTATTCGTGTCAATATAGCGTTTCATCTTACCAAAATCAATATTACGGATTATAAATGAAACATCAGTTAACAAATGATTTTCGACAATATCACAAAACAAGTCAAAACTATCTACTGAGTTAAAATCAATACCCTTGCTCCAAAGATATAGCCTTCTATCATATGGAGTTGAAATTATGTCAGACACAATGACCCAAAACTGTTTTTCACCTAGTTTTGACTCGTCTGAAATCTCGTCCAAAGTTGGGTTGTGAATTTCAAACTTGCCTAACATAAATGTTTCTTTTTTATTACGATAAATTGAAAGTTCGTCCATAACTAATTACCCTCACATGGATTTATCGTAAGTTCTTCACCTTGAAATATTAAGGTACGCCTTTTATAAACAGGTGACAAATTATCTGGTACGTCCGAAATAAGTTGTATTCTATTGCCACTCCAACCATCTGAGTTGTTAAATAACTGACCTAACAATTCAGACACATAATCCATTCTAGTTTTGGAAATACCAGCTTTGTTAAGTCTCATTTTATCTTGGTGACAAATTATTTGGATTATCATTTGGGGATAACCCTTAAATGCTCCCCATATTACTTTCGGAACTGAAACTTCAATGTTAAGATACAATTCTACATTAGTTTGAGTGTAAGGTATATATAAAAAAGGGTATATATTAGAATACACAATATTTTCTAGTTCTTCATCGTCCTTTTCAAATAAATCTAATATATTATCTTGTGATAATATCATAGAAATAGCTTTATTTTTCCACTCCGATATAACAGAATTTATTGGCATTTTACACACCTCCCACTATATTAATTAACAATTCAGACAAAACATCATCAACTGTACAAACCAATTTAAAAGAGCTACCGATTAAAGCATTGTTGCTTAAACACTTTATCTTTACCTTATTTTCATTTACTATCATGGTAATAAAATCTTGTTGTTTATCAAGTAGTTTCAAAGACCAAACGACACTCTTATCTGTTTTTGCAGTAAATGTTTTTACTGTACCACCACAACGAATTTCTGCATTGCCACTGTAAGATATTTCAACAGGTTTGGTTGCATTATTGGGCTTAAAGTAATCACATAGCATAAGGTCAATTCTATCTGTCTGCGGATTATATTGACCCTCTGACAAGATAATGTGCATACATCTGCTATTTCCAAAAGAGAAGCTGACAGTATCAGGTCTAGTAATTCTATAAGGTGTAGGCTCTTTGTCATTATAATCAATGAAAAAACGCTTATCATGAGGAAAATATTTCGTTTCCTCGTCAAGCGAAATGTACATCATCAACTGATCGTAACCAATGGTAATTACTTTTGTCTCATTTGTGCCTGAGTTGTACTGTGAAGCATTTTGAATATTACACGGCTTATAATGAACTATGCCGTTTTCGTCTTGCCACTTAATAACGTAATTACACAAATACAAAATAGATTTTTCATACAGTTTGTTATTTGTAGGCTCGGTCAATATTAGCCAAATCTTATTGTCATATTTAATGTACTTATAGTCCGATATTGTACTAATATAAGTCAAAATCTGTCTTTGCCAAGCTTGTGTTGGCGTGTCAGGTATTTCATTTTGAATTATGCCCTTTGTAGCAAATTCATTTTCAAAATTCTCGCCATTAAACACTCCACTGCACAGAATAATATCATCTTCAATAACGCTATCCTCTAAAACGTCATTGAATGACATTTTACTATCAAACAACAAATCTGGTTTTTCAGAACCTTCCGTATAATACGGTTGCCGAATTAAATACCATTCTTTACTCATTCAACCACCTCAATTATACGCAGTATCTTTAAGTTGCTCATAAAGGTCAACTATTTTAAAGTTCACCCAATCAATCTCAACTTTAGCTTGTCTTTTGTCACCCTCTGAGTTGTTTATTGATAAATCCTTGGAAACTATGTTGCTACGTTTGACAATTTTGCTATATTGTCTTTCACAATAAAATCTCTTTATTGTATAGCCCAATATATTAACAACAATCTGATTTAAAACAATATCATTTCCGTCAATATCAGTAAATATTTTTTTCTCATTATTAAAGTAAAGCTGACTAATTTGAGTTGAAAACTCGCCACAAGCCATTTTAAACCACTGAAAAACAAGGTCGTCACTTAACGCAACCCTTTCAAGAAATGTGGACTCAAAAACAGCGACCACATCTTCATAGGTAGTAGCCATTTTAACCACACCCTTTCTTAAAACTTATAGCCTGAAATATTTTCTATTTCGTTACGCTTGTAAACTGCCACGTTGTCAATTCCAACTTCTTTGGCAAGTGGAATAATCATTTTTTTATCGCCTTCAGTAACTACAAGTCTTGAGAGTTCAGCCATAAAATCGGCTTTATTGCTAATGCCAAGAAGTGCCTTTACACTGTTAATATCAAGAATAACAGGTTCATTATTATCACTCTCGTCAAGTGAAAAAACGTATCTTCTTATATCCTCATCAAGAATTTTCAGATAAGCGTTATTGCCAAAGCCGTCAGTACCACAGAACATTCCATTACCTTCCTGTATCTGAGCCATAACCTCTCCAACATTAAGCTGTGCAAATTTCTTTGCATTTGGTGGAATAGTAATATCTCTTTGTGTTTCCACAGCCCTAAAACCCAATTCCCAATTACGAGTGTTTTCAAGAAACACTCTATCGGTAAGCTGAATTTCCCTTTTAGACTTTACTTCTGTAATATCGTTATTAATTGTGGCAGTAGTTGTATTTTTTCTTACATTTGCCAAATTTTTAATCTTCCTTTCAAATATAATAATAATGTGGCAAGAGCTTACACCCTCGCCACATCAATAATTATTATGTAATTAACCCTGCTTTGTAAGCAGACCAATTTCAAATTCTCTACCCTTTACAACGTCAGCACCAAGCTCCATATCGAAACGTGTCTTTACCGTACCTGTCTCAACATCATTGCCTGTCATAGTTGTAATACCGCCACGTCTGAAGATATTTACTGGAGAATTTGCTCCCTGTGCAATAAACCACAGATCGTTTGGATTGTAGTATGTGTCAAAACCTGACTTGTCACCAAGTGGCTTTGTGAAGTTATATGGGTTCTCAAGTTCAATAAGAGCTGAACCCTTATAGAAGCCATTCAGACCTGTTCTGGCAATCTCATCTACCTGTGTAGCATTGAAGAATGGGATTGGTGTAGAACCAACTGTCTTATAGCCGTTCCAATCACAGATACCAGAAATAAGTGAGAAGTCACCTGCAACACCAACCTTGCCGAGCTTTCTAACCTTATTTATCATACCATCAACCTGTGTCTGAGTTGGAGCAGAGTCATACTCGCCATAGAACTTTACATATTCAGTGTTGTTCTTCAGTGCAGACTTGATAACATCAAATACATAAGCAACACCCTTGTTGTTCATGTCGGTCTGTACCTGTGCCATTTCCTCTGCTACAGTACCAGCAAAATTACCAGAAGCAAGCTCACGATAATCAATAGCCATACCAGAAGAAATTGTCTGAGTTACGATTGGGTACTCTACCCACTTTCTACCTGCAAAACCGACATCAGAACCAGAAGCCTGAAGTCTAGCATCAAGACCCTCATAAGAATAAGTCTTAATTCTTGGCTGCTCATCATAGCCAATCTCATGATAGTTACCAAGGAAATTAAATACCTTTGTTGCCTCAAGAAGCCTTGGCTGTATAATATGCTTTACAATAGTATTAATCTCTGCAACTGCTCTGCTATCGCCTGCAAGTGCCTGTTCACCAAGCTTTGAAATTCTTGAACGTACTGCGTCTACCTTCTGACCGTACTTTGATGTATCTTTGCCTGCAAAAAGAGCAGAACAAATCTCAACTACTTCGTTGAAAGCCTTTGCGTTCTTGACAGCAACCTCAGACTTATTCAGATTATTAAGTTCAAAAGAAGTATTAATCATTATTAAAACACCGTCCTTTATTTTACATTCATTAATTAAGCGTGTACAACGACTCTAAGTCCGTTACCGCCAAAACTTGTCTTTTCCACAATTTCAAGATACTCTGCATAATCAGAAACATCAGCACTCTTAGCCCACTTGCCATCAGTACCAACTACAAGCTTGTCACCTACTGCGAGTGTATTGTAAGCTGTTGTTACAACTGCATCGTCCATATCAAAAAGATGTCCTGCAAGAGAAGCAAGAGTAAAAATGCGTGGAAACTCACCAACCTCAATTCTATAATCATTTGGAGTGAGTGTCTCAGGCTTATCAATTCTGTTCATTACAACTGCAAGACCAGCCTGCTTTGCTGTTGTTGCGGTTGGCAGAGCAACAGCCTTTGTTTTAAGATCATATGTAACAGCCATGCCGTTCTCAAGAACAACAGGTGTCTTGAGATAGCCAAAATTCTGTGCTACCTTGAAATCACCAATATTTGCAAATTTAATCATTTAAAATTCCTCCAATCGTATTTTTTTATACAAACAGGTTGTCAATATCGAGTTTGTCATTCTTATCGTCATCGTTGTCGGTATCTACGCAACCAAATATGTCAGCGGCAAAATTGTTCTGAGAATTAATCTCAACAGCCATTGCCTTTTCCTTCTTCTTTGTCTCAGCACCGATACAAGCGTTGATTTCTGTAACAATATCGTTTACCTCGATACCACAACCCATAGGATCTGCGTTAAACTTGTCAAGCTTATCCTTAGCCATGTTCTTTTCATCGTCTGAAAAATCTCCAAGAGCTGAATTGAGTTCTGCAATCTTTGCAGACTTTTTAAGTTCATTCAATTCTGCTTTCATTGTTTCAACGAGTCCGTTAAGTTCATTAATCTTCTCGTCTTTCTGACAAGCATTTGTTTCGGCTGTTGCCTTTTCATCTGTAAGAGTTGCTATCTCGGCATCTTTTGTAGATATAATCTCATTCATTTCAGCAATCTTACTCTCATAATCTGCATTTTTAGTATTGAGTTCAGTAATTTTGTTCTCAACAGCAGAAATAATCTGATTAAGTGTCTTTTCGTCCACTTTCTCGTCCTCCTTTATCTTTTGATTTAGTTCTATCAGTATTGCACTATCGTCACTAGGCTCGACAGTTAAAATACAATATCCACTATAGTCATAAACTTTTGGCACTCTACCTTTTTCGACAGGCTCTCCGTCATACACTATTTTATTTTTGCCCTTACCAACAAATTCAACAGAACCATATATTGTATCACCATCATTAATTTTGTTTTCAAGCCATTCAACAAAATGTGGATAACGTTGCTGATTAATATAACCCTCGGCAATAAGAACTTTATGTTTCTCACCATTAATCTGAATATCTTCAATAGACCAACCATCAGCAGAACCTACTTGAACAGAATTTTCAAATAATGGCATATTGCCGTCTTGACCTGTCATTCCATGGTCATATGGAATATCTTTTTCACTATCCAAAAATGTTGCACAAATAGGCATACCAATAATACTATCTGCGTTATCTCTAACATATTGCTCATTGTAACTAATACCATTTTTGTTATAGTGATTACGGTCTTGATGAATTTCGTGTAGTACCAACTTTACACGTCTGCGACCGTCCGACCTCTTTGCTTCGCTTATTTCACAATGAAACACTAACTTTCACCTCTTTTCTGACATAAAAATAAACCTAGTCACTAAACGCAACTTAGGTTTTAGTTTGTTGTTGAAGGTTTTGGTTGAGCATTTCCATTTAGATTTTCGCTCATTATGCTATTTTCGTTTGTCTTTTCAGCTACCTTACTTCTACCACCATTTGAGTGGTCTGCATCACTTGGGTCATTATCTTTACTACTCATGGTATAACTCGTCTTATGCGTTGGATATTTATTTTCCCAATCATTATCCAGTTCATAATCCATAAGCGACAAGTATACATCGCTATCCCAACCAGTGCTTGCAATCCAAGCCGTCAAAGACCCCTTACCTCTAGCATAAAGGTCGGTCATATATTTAACCTGTTTATCTCTATTTACAAAAGTAACAGGTAAAATAGCACACTCCATATAAAGCTTTTTATCCTTAATAATATTGGCGTTAATACATTTATTTAATTCCATAATAAACATATTTATCCAATCATATACATTTCCTGCAACCAACTCCAAATTAAGTGTTGCAACAGCATAGTTTCCTGTACTATTACCGTCAAGGACACTACTAGCAATACCCAAATCGGCAGGCACTTTTGATTTATTGGCATTTTCGTTCTTTTCATCAAAAATAGAAGTGTCAACTTTTATATCATTTAATTTTGTACCTGCGGCAAGCGAGAAAAATGACTTGCCATATTTATTTTGTCTTGTAGTAATAGCATCTTTAACTACCTTATGTTGGTTTCTCTGCTGACTTTCTGTCAAAGTGCAACGTCCGTCTTTTGCTTCAGGAAATGTTTGATAAATAATTTGATTGTTCAACTGATCTAATACATTCCGCTTTGTAGAAGTGAAATAATCTGCGTACAATACATCGTCCAACGCACAAATCATTAGTGGAACACCATAAGGATTAATAGCCTTACAGTTAATTTTTGTCACCATTGTATTATCATTATTTAAAACTTTCCATGGCTTAATATTATTGTGAGTTGAATATTTACTATACGCTTCTCGAATTTCTCTTGGAAAAGCCTGTAGTTTTCTTCTTTTGTCATCTTCTACCATACCGTCAAAATATCTTAAATCAAAAGCAACAATAGGTGAACCATTCTTTCTGCCAACTATACGGCAATAGTCAACAGGCAGATTAATAACAGCACATTTAACCCCCAATTCATTAATCTCTACGATGTTTAAAGTATCAATATCATCAAGATACTTGTCAGCGAATACGGACTTTGTAATCTCAAAGTATTTAAAGTCCATTCCCTCGATCATATCGTTAAACAAATTATCTCGAATAACTTCCTTATATCTTATTGTGTCAAGAGTTTGTTGCATTAACTGCCTTGCATTTTCAAATTTCTTCTTGCGTTTGGTTTTTGACTTTGAATAAACCACCTTATCCAAGGTGAACATGGTTTTAAGATAGTTGATAGAAGTCATAACAGAGCCATTCTCATAATACGCCCACCGACAAATTTTGCGAATATTTTTTATATGTATTTGCGGATTATGAGCAAATTTCTTAATATCCTCAATATCGATAGGTAAATCTTCAATACAATCTTCCCAAACAGATGTCATTTCATAAAAAGCATTTGACTCATAGGAACGCTCTTGCGTATTTGACATGGAGTTAGTTTCTGAAACACTTTCTGTTTTATCCTGGTTGTTTTCAATAACATTTTCAGTATTCTCTACAATATTCTCAGGCATAGCTTCACCTCACTTTCATTTGTGTTTACATTAGTTGAATAAACAACAATAATCGTATTCATCGTTATTTATGTCTTGGGCATATTTATTAACGTACCACAACACATAGATCAATGCCGAAACTCTATCCTTATTTACTTTTTTTACAACTTGTTCAATAGTAATGTTGCCGTTATTAAGATGTTTCATCTTTAAATTCGCGGCTTCTTCAATAAAAGCATCTGTCTCAATAAAAGGTCTAACTTTATCGTCAAAACTATCCCATTCATTATCGGTAAAATCATTATCTTGTCTTTTTTCCAGCAATCTAAGTTTGCCACTATCCACCATATCTATAAAAGTGCTTACAATTTCATTTTGCCAAGTCTGAGCTTTCATATTGTAAAGTATTTGTGGTGAGTTAGGAACTTCTGGAACATTATCGTCATTAATAGTGTCCCAACAGCCCAAGTCCTTACCTGTAGAATTGTCAATCGTGTCTTTTAAAAGTTCATCAGCCAATCCAACACCAAGTCCATTAGCATCTAACACAACTACTTTAGCCATATAAAGTTTTTGAACTTTTTTGATAATAGCAGCTTGGGCATTAAAATTAAGTACGTTAGGAATATTAATAATATTCACCACATCAATGTAAATAATTCTCCCTTTATCCTTACTTCTAATTACACGCACTACAGCAATAGAAGATTGGTTATTAGAAGTTTTTTGGCTTCTCGCCACGTCAACACCCATATAATATTCTTGTTCTGGATCTGGATTTTGTAAAACCGCTTCCGTTAGAGTACGGCAATTCATTAGTTTATTAATATTAACCAACGCACCGTCAGCACAGCCGACCCATTCTTGTTCATAGTTCTGGGCGAAGGCTACAACAGAAGAATTTTTCTTCTTTGAAAGTATTTTGCTTTTATTACTTCCCCTACCATACCAACACGGAAGTTGCCAGTTGCTTCCCAAAACTATTTTTCCCTTTAGATTTTCCATATCATCTAACATTGAAATACTACGCTGATATTCGTCTGAACCCCTAAATCCTGCCGTTGTAAAAAAATGAATTTGCTGATTAAGTTCCATTGGGTCTACTATCGCAAGTCTGCCAACCGTAAGTCTTGGAACTTCAACTACAGGCTCAAGGGCATCTTGAAACAGTACATTATTCAGCAATGCAGATTCCTCTATTTTTAACCTTCTACGTCTTTGACCCTTTGTGCTTTGAGCATTTGCAATAGCATCTATGGTCGCATCATTTTTAAATTCAATATAAGCATTTCCCTTTGAAAACCTAGCTTCTCTTATTTCGTCCTTTAAAAGTGGATATAATTTTGCAATTTCATTCCACTTTGATTTCAATAAATCTGCCGCATTTTCTTTAGTCTGTGCAGAAAGAGCCAATTCAATATTTGGGAACAGCATTGCTACTACGACCATAGCAAGTACCTCGTCGAATGTGTTATGACTTATAATTCCATTACTCACAAATGAATGTGTTTGAGGTAAATGAAAATCATATGTATCTGAAACTGTATGTTCAATATTAACAACAGGACTATAAAAATAATGAGTTGTATGCAACTCGTTTAAGGTGTTATTTGCAACTTCCCTTTCGTTCAATAGAGTAATTAACCTATCTAATTTAGAGTATGTTAAATCACATTCTCCACTTATAATATGATTGAACTCCCTTGAAACGCTCCAATGCAAATTCAATTTATTAAGCACAGATTTAACTAATTCGTTCTGATATGGTATTATGTCCGTATTTGTGTTATGTTTTTTATTGCACAACTTATCAAGTTTGTCAGCCTTTTTCTTTAAACCAAAACCAATTTCAGATTTAAAAATACCAACATCGTTCCCCGATATATAAATTTGATATGCTTTACCAAATTTACTTTTTGTTTTCTTAATACTTAGTTTAGAAACAATACCAAAATTCAGTAATAAAAAATGAACTTGTTTTGCCAACTTTTCCGACACTGTTGTTAAAGATATAATTTTATTATCTACTGTACCATCTGTGTCAAATAAGCCTTGTAAAAATGCTGACACAACATCTTTACTAGCTACCATTATAGATTTAGGTACTTTTTTATCATATGATCTACTATAATCAAATCCTATAATTTCGAGATATTTTCTTAAATAAGTGTCATTAATTTCATAGTCGTAATTATTGCCACTTCTTTTTTTGACATCAACGTTAAAATATTTCTGCGTAATATTTTTAAACTTGTCTAATATCTCATCACCTATATTAGTAAAGATAATTGTATTTTTTGAAGTCATACAACCGTCTCCAATCAAATATCCATAAATCAATGCTAATTGAGATGTAATTCCATCTGGCATTGCCCTGATATTCAAATGTGAACGTGATTGTTGAGATAAGCTTTCTACATATGCACCAATTTCATTTTTATATTCAACTTTATTATTATTACCCCAGATATTATTTTTGCGATTAATAACCAAATAATCGCCAATCTTTATATCTTCTGTTTTTACAAAATCTACACTTCCATTTAATTTCATAACAAGTACTCTATGATTAGGGGTGGCTGTTATAGAATAACCTTTACTATCTGTCAGTTTTATAGTATTTTTTCTACCATTATAAAGACCTAAAGTTGAACATTCTAAGTTACCATATCTATTTACAACCCTTGCGTGTGTAGGATAATAGGTTTCTACATCGTTATTTTGATAATTAAAATATTCACCAATCTCTTTAATACCCTCATCGGTAAATAACATAGTATCTCCACTTACGCATTTGCCATATCCACGGCTAAACGTTCCATACATACTCATAAATCTAACATCACAACGTAAAAACACACGTTGATCTAAATGCAAATTCAAGCCACCTGTTTCAGGTTTCATTAAGTCAAGTAATAAATCAGGATACCACTTAGCCCAACTTATAAAAGTGTAATAATTGTGTAGATTTTTACCAAATACACTATCACTATTTTTTTCAAAATCTTTTATTCTTTGCCAGTTCATTACTTGTCACCATTCTTATAATCTTTTGGCAGTTTTATAAACGTTTCAACAGAACTCCTATTTTTTTCCGATGTGTCATCAGTAAAAATACCATAAGGATCTCCATACTGAGAAATGTACTCATTTTTCATATCATCATAAAATTGGTATACTTCCTTGTACTCACACTTAGGTAATCCTTTTAATTTTCTAGCATAATTAATATAGCACCATATTATAAAATCAGGAGCATCGTTAGGTTGGTACTTAAACTTAGGTAATATTTCAACAATATCAACCGCCTGTTCACAAGCTTTTGATATTTCCGAAATACAAGTTACTCCACCTTGTAAATCAGCCTGCGTTAATTGTTTTGGAGTCAGCTTTGCTTTATCAGCAGCATCTTGGGCAGCTCTATTCCATTTGTCAGCACTTCCAACATCTCCTGCTGCTGTGGCTTCTTCCTCTTTCACCTTAAAACGAACATAGGTTGCTAAAGCTTCCTCGTGTAAGTTTGTTTGAATTGAGTAGTTTTCTTTTAATTTATCAAACTTTTTCTTCATTTTTCGGTACTGTGATTTTGTGTACCCCTCGCCAAATAAGTCGGTAATATCGTTTGTAACAACAAAATCATCAACCATATTTACATATACTTCTTCGTTTCGAGGAAGTATATTGCGTTTTTCCGTTGTAGTTACTGCCTCAGTAATAGACTTGCCTTGATTAAACAAATTCATAGAGTCCAAAAAAGATAATTTCGTGTACTGTGGCAATGTTGACACGTTCTTAAAATAACAGCCTATAATATCGGTTCTACCCTTGCCCAATTCTAATGATCTTCTTACTTCACTCATAGCAGAGTCAAGAGCTTCTGGTATGTATGGTTTATCCATTAACATTAGTTTCTTTTGGAACGCTTCTATATTTAAGCTTCCATCAGAATTATAAGAACCTTTTTTAACACAAGACTTACATATATTTACTGTTTTGCCATCAGTAGAAATATTGCTATTTCTAGTAGTATAAAATTGTGACAGTGGCTTTTCCTTGCCACATTCTGTACATATTTTTGTACTTACAGGGGTTTTTACTTTTTTCCTTGGCATAACCAAAACCACCTCCTTTTTATTTGTTTAATTTTCAAGCCAATATAAAAAGCACTCCAATTTTCAATCAGAGTGCTTAATTTGGCATATATTTAATTACTATTCTTTAACAACCTTGTTCTCAAACTTCTTGTAGGCGTCAAGATACCACTCTTTTTTGTCGCCATTGTATGTTAATTCATAATACATACCGTCAAAAAGAGTGCTTGAAAGCAAGTATTTCCAGTTCTGCAATGCCTTGCACTTCCATACTGTGTAAACTTCAAAATCAGGCTTTGTATCTGATTTGTCAAGATGTTCTCCAATATAATCTCTTACAATTTCTATTGCTTTTCCGTCCATAATTATTTTCCTCTCTATATTTGTGTAATAAAAGCACCCTTTTATAGCCCTATGAGTGCTTAATCGCTCAAAAATCAAATTTATCCTTATTCTGACTAATTTTCTTTTTATCAACCCTAATATAAAATTTTCTTGTCACGTCAGTTCCACTATGGTTGAGCAATGCCGAAACATCTTCTAGTGACATACCTGCGTTTTTATATAGCGTAGCTCCAGAATGACGAAAATCATGAGCGTGTAACGTTGGAACATTAATCATTTCACCAATAATATGACACCAAGAATTTAATGTGCCATTAGTTACCTTATCAAACTTTCCGTCTGTGTAAGAAACAAAAACATAGCCATTGTCAATAATATTATTTGTCTTGCGGTACTCAAGTAAACCTAACAGCAGTTCCTTAACTTCTTCCGAAAAATAAAGAGTTACAACATAGCCTTCTTTTTCAACTACATCATTGACAACCCTATTGTCAAAATCAATTTGTTCCCACTTAGTATTCGCAACCGCATTAACTCTAGCCATTGTAGACAATGAAAATAGAGCATAACACTGATATTGTAAAGCCCTATGTTTCTTATGATGCGTGTCAGCGTTTTCTACTAAGTTTTGTAAGGTAATTCTTAATTCCTGTACCTGTTCAACAGTTAAAAACGTCTGAGTAATAACATCTGTATCTTTCTTAGGTCTATCCATAAATTCCATTGGGTTTTCTGTAATTAACTTCTTCTTACGCAGAAATTTATAAAAAGCCGAAATTGAAGCCATACGCCTTTTCATACGTCTTGAATTATTACCCTCAGTTTTACAAAAATATAAAAATTCAGTTACATCATCTTCCGTTAAGTCAATAATACTTTGATTGCCCTGATTTTTGTATATGTATATCCACCAAGACTCTAAATCATTTTGATAGCCTGCGATAGTCTTTTCGGAGAGTTCTCTAAGTGACATATCAATTTTATATTTGTTCCATAGTTTCATTGTTTCAGAATTGATTTTTGAAAGTATTTCATCATCATGTACTTGAATACGTTTGCTTTTCTTAGCCATTTAACCTCTCCTTTCTTCTCATCTCAAGCTTTCTTTAGAGTGCTGCTTTTAGCACTTATTCTTCAAATGGGATTTCTTTAGAGTGTTGCCCTCACACTTAATCTTCTTTATTTCGCCCATAAGGGCTTGAATTTTGTTTTTGGAGTAATACAAAATTCTCAAAACCATAACTCCATAGCTCGCTGTTTTTCTGTCTTTAATCGTCTTTTGGAAACAACAAACCTCACCGACCACCTTTTTACAAGTTAGCCCTCTTGTACATTTATACGGCATTAAAATACCCCTCACTGGGACACATTGTTAAGAGGTGCGTGAGGTTGAATTACTTTGTAATTAAAACTAAGGATAGTCAACAAAACTTTGTCAACTATCCGTGCAAAAATCTCGTCAGATTTTTCATTTAAAAGACTCAACGTGGTACGCATTTTTAAGAGGCGTGTTGAGTTCTGTTTTGGCTGTCAGAGTGAGACTCGAACTCACAACCTCCGCATTAACAGTGCATTGCTCTACCGATTGAGCTATCCGACAATATGCAGGATAACGCTTGCTATCCTGCAAAATATAATAAAAGGAGTTGTATTTAACTACAAATTATTCGTTAATTGTAAAACCAAAATAAAGCTTTGGAACATAATCTTCTTCAGTAAAATCCTTGCCGACAAAATCTCGCTGAACGAAAACAACACTCTCATCACCAACAATTATTGGCTTATCGTCACGTCTTGCTCTTTCACAGAACAACTCGTTTTCAAAAGTTGAAACAACAAATTCGCCACCATATCCGTTCCACTCAGGCGGATCAAGAGAAATAGAATTAATTTTAGTCTTATCGTCAAATGATAAAAATTTCTTGATAATCTTACAAGCCAACTTGTAATCACACAAAACACTAAAGCCCTCATTTTCCAGATATACATCTATAATATCCTGCATGAAAGTATCAAAATCGTTATAACTCTTTTTAATCATCATAGTATTCACCTACTTTACTTTTATATCATAGTTGGCAATCTTGCCAAATTCATTATCAAATATAAACAGGCTTGCACCTGTGTCAGAAGTTTTGTGTAAGGACATCGCATAATCATCAGTACCTACCATAGAACGTATTGTAAGTACTTCTGAATGTTTCGCATTTTCCTTTGAGGTCTGGTGATGCACATGACCTGCCAAAACGTAATCAATGTTTGTATTGTACGCTCTTGAAAAAGAACTTGTGCAGTTCTGTAAATCCTTTACTTCACCATGACAACCAAGCACGTTATAACCCTCAACATCGCTAAAACAAAAGCCTGTTTCATTCTCAATTATGTTTACATTTCGATTATATTTAAGCCTTTCCCTGATAAAAACAATAATCACCTTTGCCATGTTTTCATCAGGAAAACTATTCTTAGGCTGTCCGAGAAGTCTAAGTTGTGAATGATTACTGTCCTTAACCATTTGGAAATTCACTTTTGTATATTGAGAAAGATCATTGAGCCAATTAGCAAGAAATTCAGCATACTTTATTGCCGAATCTATGACACCATATCTAAGGTGCATAAGCTGAGAATTTAATCTGAGAAGTCCTGATATACTGTCGCCAAGTTCCCAAACATTAATTTCTGCCAAGTCCTCTTTAGCAATGATGTCAACAACTTTTTCGAGCATACTCCACATTCTGCGTTCAAATATCTCTGGAGAATATTCGTTTATTACATTGCCAAATAGATCTTTTATGCAAAACTCTATACCAAAGTGACAATCAGTAAATGCCAATATCGCAGATTTGCTATTACTTTCTCCAGATAAATAATCAGGAACTATGATAGGTTCTATATCAGAAATTGCATTGACTATTTTTTCAGTTATCAATTCATCTCGTGCATTTTCCCTAAGCCACCTATTATTCTCCAACTTCTCTGTTTGAAGTTTGTATCGCTCTTTCTTTAATTCACGAATTTGGTCTTGAATTTCATTAAGGGTGTTTTCTGTATCTGCAAAAGTTTTCTGATTTGCATTGAACATTTTCTCGAAGCATTGAAATTTCTTACGATAAGTTGACTCGCCAAAATCAGCGTTAAGCAAATTATTTAAAATATCCCTGACATCATTCCAAGTGCCTATCTTTTCCTTATCTTTGCACACTCTAAATATAAGCTCGTCATCAGACTCACCTTCAAATCTTTTATATGTAGAAATAATTTATTCCTCCCACTAACAGTTAAGCAATTTCGTCTGTCTGGTTTACAGACAGCTTTACTTCCTGACCGTTGAAATCTGACATAAGTTCCGCAAGGGCTATTTCACCCTCAATATCTTCAACACTAAATGTTATTTTTCCATTCTCTATGTTTGCAATGCCCTGTATCGACAGAACGTTCTTTTTTGTTATTTTAGCCATTTATTTTAACCCTCCAATTCGTCAGCCCAAGTTGACACCCAACCTCTATGGTTAGTATGTAACTCGCAAATCTGACAATGTTCTTTTCCTGAAAAATGATTTAGATATTTGTGAACTACCGACCGTCTAAAGCCAGTCGGCTTCTTGCTTCAACGTTCTCGTAACCTACTAACTCCACAAGCGTAAATTCCGATAGTTCCTATCGTACTGCTTTATTGTTTAGGCTGATTTAACCAACCTTAATCCTTCATTTAATATATTAATAGCAGCATTAATATCTCTGTCATGGTGTGTGTGACAATTAGGACAATCCCACTCTCTTACAGAAAGATTTTTTGTTCCCTTATTAACATATCCACAGACATTACAAGTCTGACTACTTGGGAAATAAGTATCAATCTTAATATACTGTCTACCGTTCCATTCAGCCTTGTACTGTAACTGCCTTGTTAGTTCATACCAACTACAATCAAAAATACTTTTTGCAAGTTTATGATTTTTAACCATATTACTAATTTTCAAATCTTCACTCACTATCAGTTGGTTTTCCTGTATTAGCTTGTGAGAAATTTTATGTAAATTATCAATACGGATATTTGTTATCTTCTCATGAAGTCTTGCAACTTTAATACGCTGTTTATTTCTGTTGCTACTACCTTTTGCCTTTTTAGCAAGTTTCCTTTGTTCTTTAGCAAGTTTCTTTTCATATTTGTAAAGAGTTTTAGAATTTTCAAATTTATCTCCGTCAGATGTAATAACTAAATCCTTAATGCCTAAATCAATACCGATCATAGCACCAGTAGGCTTCATTTGAAAATTTTCACAATCCACAAGGATAGAAACAAAATATTTATCACTTGGTGTTTGTGATATGGTGGCTGATTTGATAATACCAACAAATTCTCTATGAACCTTAGCTTTTACCCATTTAAGTTTTGGAAGTTTAATTCTATTGTTTTCAAAGTCAACTTCAATGTTATTATTAGTACTGTTTGTGGAATAAGCTTTCCGATTATCTTTCTTACTTTTGAATTTAGGATAACCAGAATGTTCTTTGAAGAATTTCTGATATGCACTATCCATATTAAATACTGCGTTGTTAAGAGCAAATTTGTCAATTTCTTTAAGCCATACATATTCTTTCTTCAGAACTTGTGTACAATATGTATTGCAATCAAATTTACTCATAGATTTCTTTTCTGTTTCATAAAGATTTTTTCTATAAGCAAGTGTCTGATTATAAACAAACCTACAACAACCAAATGTTTTCTGTATTTGTATTTCTTGTGTTTTATTTGGATATAATCTGTACTTAAATGATTTAAGCATCGCCTCACCGCCTTTCTATCACTATCATATCACGGTGATAGCACTTTGTCAACACTGCAATGTAAACAAGTTGTAAACTTCAGCTATCACCTTGACATCACTTTTTGTATGTGTTATAATTTAGAAAAGGAGATGATATTATGGCAGTATCTAAAGATAATGTAAGAACGACACTTACTATTCCTAAAGATTTAAAAAATCAATTAGAACAACTTGCAAAAGAACAGAATCGTAGTCTAAACAATTTAATTTTAACTTTAATTAAGAAATCTCTTAATGAAAAGTGATTTTATCACCAGCCTAACCCACCGTCTAAAGTCAATGGGATTATGGCTGGTTTTTATTTTCAATGAGATTATAAAACTCATCTACCTCGTAATCAATGAAAAATGTTCTGTTTTCTCTTGATTTCCAATAGTTGTACTCTTCAGGCGTAGGGTACTTTCTCTTATCCAAACTATCCACAATGGAAATTGGAAGTTCTTCTGTTACTGTCATAAAAAATAAATTCCTTTTCTAAATAAGTTAGTGGGATATACCCACCCTTACAGACGTGCTGTAAGATATTTTTTAATCGGCTCTGTACTTGGCAAGCAGATTGACAACCGCAGATGTTTCCTCTGCATATCTCTTGCCACGATTAGAGCCATTGTTTTTCAGACGACACGTTTTGAAGATTTTGACGTTCTTAATGTTCTGACGAAGATAATCCGCCTCGTCCTTTGTGACGAAAATCATGTGTAAAATAACCACCTTTTCAATTTTAATTTTGTACACAATGCCTATTGAATGTTGACTTTGTGCGTGCTATAATATATTATGGATAAGTATATTTATTATCTATATCCATAATAAGAAATAACACCATAAAATAAAAACACCTCGCAAAAGCCCAATAATAAAGGGTTTACGAGGTGTTTGACTATTTTCTATTTAAAATTGACTACTTCACATTATATTTCTGGCTTTAGCCATTGATTTTCTTTGATATTCAAGTTGTTTGATATGTTGACATTTATCACATCTTTGCTTATTATTTGCTTTGCTATCAACCACAAACTCCTTACCGCAATCACAGCAGGTTAAGACCTTGGTTTTGATTTTTTGATAACCTTTGCAATTTTTACAGTACAACTGACTATTTGATCTCTTATAAAATAGCCTTCCACAATTTTCGCAACGTGCGTATTTTTTACCTCTATACAGCATATATTCTTTACCGAGTTCTCTCATGTCGGTAATTTTTAGCACTATTAGAGAACTATCATCAATAAACTTTACTTGAAGATTTGTATTTCCGACAGCCAATGCTGGCTGTAACATTCCTGCTTTAACTAACTTATGTATCATCATTTCTTTTTCATATCTAGTTTTATTCACACTAGATAGAGAAAACAGCATTTTGTGGCTAGTACAAATCCAATTATTATTTCTTGTACAAAGAATATTTCTATATTTAGCAAGACACAATGCCGTAAAAGCTATTCTCTCAACTGGTGGGCTTTTAAGCCTTGCTATATCTTCAAGTTCCTTTTGTGTTACGCCAATGTATTCAATATTAATTGGTGGGTTATTGCGTGTTCTGTCAACTTGTCTTTCAACGCTTTTCTCCCAATCAGAAGGTCTGTAATTTATACCTGTTGATTTGATAAAATCAGTTAGTGCAGTAATTATTTTAGATTTTTTATACTTCATAACATATCGGTAATATTTAGCCAACAAAAACAATGATTGTGACGGTTTTACACCTAAATCTTTACTTTCAATTATTTTTTCTGCCTCGGCAATTTCGTTTAAAAATATATCCATTTACACACCAACCTTTCTTACGGCTTTTCTATATTTTGTTCCACCATACTCAATATCTCCAGTCTCATCGGGTACATAATAAGTTATCTGCCAATCATTTAATCTTAAAAGATTTTCAACAATAGTGTCGCCACAAATATCCCATACAAATTTCTTAGATTTCTCTGTTTTATAGCATATATCAAGCAATATATCACACAACACAAATTCATCTGTGCAAATCTCAGAACATAACTTACGATAATTTTCTGTCATTATCATCTTGTCATTATCAATTTGTTCTTTGTCGAAACGTTGTTTTTTAGACAACACCATATATTGAGTTATATCCCTTGTATAATTCTCGTACATTTTTTTCAATTTTGGATAGTCAGAGTATTTATCATTTTGCCTGCATTGCATAACTTTATAATCAAATCTAGCTGACGATTTAACTTCCGTATTATAATTTTCAAAAGCCGACTCAACAGCCCTACAAATACGATTCATGGTACAATTATTAGCACTAACAGGCATTTTTTTGTAATACCAATCCAAATACTTTAGCTGATCTTCCGTTTTATCTTTAAGAACCTCTAATTCGGAAATCGTCATGCCAAATAAATTTATACATTGAGCATTATTATTTTCAATATAATTTTTATATTTTGACATTTCCTGCGGATATATGTAACACATAAAATATGGTTTCTTATCAGCAATGATTGTTTTGTTAAATTCCTTTGCAACTCTTTCACCATCACTATCATTATCATTGTAATTTAACGCAAATCTATTATACCATGCCTCGGGCATAGGCTTAGATATAATGCCTTTTGCTTTATCTATTGCCAATTATGTTTAGCTTTTGTCTGTTATATTTTATTTATGAAACAACTCGCTCAGGACTCCATCCGTATTTTTTATACCTTTTCCACAAGGTATCATACTTAATACCTGTTATCGAAGCCCATTCTGACAATGAATGTGTTTCATCATTTACTGTCATATATATCGTATTTCTTCTGTTATTTGATTGCTCTTTCATCGTATTCCATCTGCAATTTTCAGGGGAATAATTTCCATTTACATTTATTCTATCTAAGGTACAAGTACCTCTCTTTGCTGTATTATCATAACCTGAAATTATTGCCCACTCTTTAAAATTAGCAAAGTCATCCCATTCATCACATATTTTAATTCCTCTGCCACCATAATTATGATAAGCTCGACAGTTCTTGTTATTGCATCTTTGTCTCATGCTGTCCCATATAGCGTAAAGTCTTGTACCATAGCCATTATGCTTACTCTTACTATGCTTTTTTGAGGCTAATTCTTTTTTCAAACAGCCACAGGATTTTGTTATGCCTCCTGTTAAAGATGTTCCTCTAACAGTGACATAATTGCCACACTCACACTTACAATTCCACATTTTCTTTTTACTTGCTTGAAATTGTGCAGAAGATAAAACAGTTAATCTCCCGAATTTCATCCCTGTTAAATCCAACAATAAACACCTCCTTATTCTTTGTTTTTTCTTTATATATAACAGACAATATTGACGCTACTCAACGCTGGTGTGTAACACACCCTCTATCTTTCAATAGAGTTCGGACTATATCTTCTTCCGCTTGGGAGTTCACCACTGGCTTTACCAATCACTTGTAAAGCACTTAGTCTCTGAACCTTCTCCTATTCGGAGCTTGGCTGCTGATTATCCATTTTAAAACATTTAGGATTTAACCTTGTGTCATTCTAACATTTTTTTCTACTTTCGTCACTTTCACGTTTAGGTATTTCAACCTTGCGTTGTAGTATATTAGACTTTAGGATTTTCCAGCAATTCAATGAATTATTTTTCAAGCACGTTACCGTACAAGCGAACTTTTAGATAAAAATTCTGTTGGAGAAGCTGACCGCACATAATACGATAATCTAGTATTTTATATTCCCTACTTTCTTTTGGATATTTTGCTTGAACATCATACATTGCGGTTATTCTATTTGTGATTTTGCCAATTTCTTCACCAAAGCTGTTATAATTAGCCTGCATTAAATTGGACTCGCAAATAATTTCTTTATTTGCCTTTTTTTGAGTACACATAATTGTCTTAGTTGGTCTTGTGTTTTTGAGCAATATCGGATTATCTGTTGTAATCAAAGCATCAGAATCCTTATCAAAGCCGTTCAACGCTGCTGCCATACTGTCATGACAGTTAACAATATTAACAGTTGTCATGTATTTATACCATTCAGACATCATTTTATTAACTGTAACATTCATGACCCTAATATTATTATGGCAGCTCATTGGCGCTCTGAAGCAAACAACCCTATCAGACCCATAGTCAGACCAATATTTTGAATACATTTGTCCAGCTTTAAGTAATCCATAATCATCATTCTCAACATTTACTCCAAATATTTTTTGACATAAGGCAAATGGATCGCCTGAAATAACAGCATAATTACCATGCACTTTAAGTACACCAATTTTAGCCTGTGTAATTTTTTTCTTAATCATATAATTAATACGATTTATAACAAATGGGTCATTTGCCATGCTTGGTTCTATCATAACTGACTTGGTAACATTGTCAATCTCGTTTAAGCTAAAATCCTCATCTGAAGTAGCCCCATTTAAAAACAATATAGTCTTGTCAATATCTCCGTGAATTACATCTTTTATTTCATTAACCGTAGGGGCTATCAATTCTTGAATTTCCTCATCTGTTAATTCATAGCTTTGCAGAAATTGATAATTCATATTGCGTTCATTTTCAAGTTTTTCGGGACACACTTTTGTTACTCTAAAGCCATATCCGTTTTTCTTACAATTTTCCAAATATGAATCAATACTGTCATAACTATCCCACAATTTTAACATCGAAGTTGTAAGTATTAAGTCTACATTCTTTATATTATGTTTATTTCCCCATACATCAATAACAATACAATCACCATTTTCATTGAATGTACCATATTCATAGGCAAATTTATGAAAGTCAAACGTGAACACCATACCCTTACAAAAGCTATTTCTTATGCAATACCCACTAGGTATATAGTTCTCAAAAACATCCTTAGCCCATGTCTCCGACAATGTGGGCGTTATTAAACCATAACCGTCACTGTCATTTACTTCTATAATTTCAGGATTGTCAGGCTCAGTTAATACAGGCTCTCCATCAAACTCATCTGTTATTTTTATAACCTTTTCTTTACAAGTTACAATCAAATCATCTACCACAAGAATATCTTTTGGATGTGTCACAGGCACAGAAGCTGAACAAGTTAATGCTTTATAAGCTTCAAACTTAGCAGGCACAAGCTCCTTGTTTAAGTTTCTTCCATTATTCATGCGTCTTGTTAATTCCTCACATAATTTTATATGCTGTGAGTTCTTTGCGGCAGCATAAATAACTGTGTTCTTTTTTATACCATTTGTTGTGCCTATAAGTCTATTATAGTACGTTCCGTTTATTCTAAATCCGTAACTCAGCTTAAAAATATCTTCCTTATTATTCATTATAATCGCAACATAGTCAAGTTTACATTGAATGTTATCTAAGTCCTGATAACATTTCTTAATTTGTACACTCGTATTTCTCGACTTTGGCTGCTTTTTCAAAAGCTTTATTTCTCTCTTAATTTCCTTTATCCTATCTGCGGTAAATTTTCTATCTAATGAATTTATCTCATCAATCATTTGTAAAATTTGTCCGTCAGCAAGAGAAATAATTTCCCTATTATCTCTAGCTTCTTGTATAGAGATCTTTAAATTTTTATCAGGAGCTTTTAAAATTCTTGAACTGTGCAACTTAAAAATAAACTGCTGATACATTTGTTGCTTAGCCATTTGTTATTCCTCCCATATATTTATTAATTACTGCCTTTTGTAATTGCTTTGAAAAATATTCTTTAATCACAGAAACCAACTGCTGATTGTCCGAATATTTAAGTGTTTCAAGTTTTACAAATTTAGATGCTTTTTGCCAATAGCACTTTCCGCAATTAGTGGAATTATTTTTTATCCTACGATTATACATCTCGGTTACACACACATCAATCAAATTTTCTTTGATGAACATTGTGAAAGGAGCAGTAATATCGCTTGCAAACTTCATCATAATCAAATATGGGGAAGATGATTTGCCTTCAAGTATGTCGATTTTACAATGATGACATACTTGCGCATACCATTCTGGAATAACTTTACAAACCTCTACCAAACTATGAATATGTCGTCTCTGCTCTTGCTTTTTTAATTCCGCATTGTGTTTTTTCATTGATAAATCAACATATTTTTCCATAATTTGATTTACAAAAGTAAATTTTCCGTCAAACATTACATTCTCTAAAGGTATTTCGTTAAAATTCCAAAGCGGTAAATTATTATAAGGTAACAAGTTTTTATTCAAAAGATCTTTAACTTTAGACAAAGTGTTTTTCTGATAGTCAAACATTGCATATGCAATATTCTCAATATGTGTCCTGCCAGTTGAATATTTTTCCTTACCGCCAATCCAAATGTCATTAATTTTCGCAGCTTGATACAACTCATGGCGTTCTATTTGCTCACTTGCTATTGGCGTACACTGAAATTCTATAACGTACTGTTGTCCTCCAAACTCAAACATGATGTCAGGTCTTTGTTTTGTTTCTTCTATATAACCCTCCATAACAGCCTTGACAACACCGTTTTGTTTCTTAATCCAATTAAATAATGCTATTTTACCTTGAATATGTTCTTCTGTTTCGGGTTCAGAGTAAATTGTCTCACATTTAGTTTTGTCTTTGTGTCTAAAATAAGGGCTTACCAATTTGCCATGACAATATTCATACTTCCCATGACAAACAGGACATTGCAAAATTCCTTTGTCCGCCCATTTTTTCAAAGTATCTCTATCATACTTATTGTCATAACAATTTATAGGTTGATTATTAATTTCTGCCGTAAGCATTTATATCTCCTATCTTTATATCTATCATAATCTACGTTCTATCGTCAGGAACATACATTAATTGTGCTAAATTTTAAAGAGTAATACTTCACAAGTAAAATTATACTCAAAACAATATAGCTGTAAAATTAACACAATTAATGTACAATTTTAACTAATCTTTGTTTCTCGCAGCTAAAAGCTTTTGTTTATGTTCTTCTGAGATAACTCTTTTAGTCGGGTGAGCGTTTCTAATACTAATGGCTTTGGCAGGAGCAATAAATGTAGCTCCGATAAACGTACCGTCAGTGTGTCTTGTTTCATCAATCTGTTTCCAACCTTGCTTTTTGCATTTGTTGGCATACTTCTCAATACAAGTATACAAATTAGCGACCCATTCGCCATTCTCGCATGAAATGTTAATTGTAACCTCACGTTCCTCTGCGGTTACTTTACTTGTTACCGTATATGTTTTCATAGATTTAACTCCTTCCCAATTCCTTTATAATTTCGTTGCTAACTAACACAAATTTAGTAAACTGTTTTCTATCAGACAATATTACATCTTTCTTAGTCTTAACCTTCTTCCTAGTCATTTGATTATGCCAACCTCTCGTGGTGTTTATCTTCTTGTAAATTATAGACAGTGTGTGTGCGTAGTGTGCCGATCTATCTTTCATAATCTCTGCCAATGTGTGAACAATAAAATCAAAGCTGTCCTCTGAAGTAAACTGTGTAGCATTATAAATACAACCATCGTCAGATGTAAACCTATCCCCATTACCTACACAAATCATAAGCTGATTACAAGCCTGAGTAAACCAAGCCTGATATACATGATTATCCGCAATAGCATTTATAATACTAGGTTGTGTTGTAGTGCAATCACAGTTATACTTGTCTGTAAATTCACTAAGAGCCGTAGCAGTACAGAAACCAAACATTGAAGTCATCTGAGTATAAACTCTATGCAACATATCTACAAACTCAATAACCTCACCTGTAGATTGTAAAGCATTATCCTGCAACTTCCCTATAAGCGGAGTACCAATTTGTTTCTTCCATATGTTCAAAGCCTTTTCATTTGGTATTTTCTTAGCCGATAATGCAAGTAACATATTCTGAAGCTGAGTAACCGTAGCTTGTAATAGTTTTAATTCATTGTCCTTTTCCGAGCCTTCCATAATATAACTGCCTGTTTTATGTATAGTTGGAAGTACCTCGTCAAATATCCAACTCTCAAAGCGTTCTGCGGAAGGGAGTTTACTATGTGCTATAAGACGATAAACGTCACCCTCTGAAATGAATTTTGTTTTCTGTACACCTCCAGCCGAAGGGGTCGGTAAAACGCAGACCCCCTTACAATGAGATGTTATTGCGTCCGCTGGTCTTGTATACCCCAACGCCTTTGCCACGTCAGAGCCGCAAAAGTAAATCTTGTTATCAATATCTACCGTTCTTACCTTGCCAAAATCTTTGCTCTCGAATACTGTTACCATAGTTTTGTTGTTTTCTGTCATTTTAATCTACCTTTCCGTTTTAGTTATTGTCATATAATTTATTGTGTATCATTTTCTTTTGCCAAAGCTCTAATTCCTGAACACTTTTAAATCTAGGAATATTATCCTTGTTTATATGTATGTGAAAATCTCTTAACACTCTAAGACACAATCTAACTTGCTGTTCTGTAGGCGGTTGTTTACGAATTGTCTCGTTATTGTTTATTCTTTTAGCTTCTGCGAGTACACCATTGGCATACTCGCTCTCTGTAAGTTTTGTTAGTCTAGGCATTGTTCATTACCTCCATTCCTGATTTTATTTGTATGTATCGGTCAACAATTTCCTCGAAAATATCTCTAAGAGCTGTATCGCTATCAATAACATCTATCATTGCTACGTTTTTACAATCTATTTGTGATAACAAATAATTTTCTTTGTAGGAGTCAAGGTCAATATCATAGTCTGACCTCATCATGTTGTAAATATCGCTATAGATAGATTTTCTGTCATCATCATTTGTATAACCTAAGATCTTTGCAAGCGAAACAATTTTCTGAGACATTTTGTTTTTCCAAGAAGAATAATGCGCAGGTGGAACAATAAGCATTATTTTCTGCCACATACGAGAAAGTTTGTCTTGCATTGTGGTGTTCTGTGCAGAAATGATTTGCAACTGACGTGTAAGCTGTTCATTAACTTTATTAAGCTGACCTACTTCATTGACAGTATTAATAATCATAGAATATTCTTCTCTTGATAATGTTACGGTATTCAAGCTATTGGAAATAAGTCTATCCATAATCTCCCAACACCAATCCATGAACTTATCTGCTAATGGTTGCCTAGACCAACGGCAAATCTCCATAATGCCTTTGCGGTTATAAAGTATTCTTTCACGCTCAACATACCTGTCACCTTCAACATAGCCCAAAGTGAGCTGAGTTGAAAATTTATCTAACCTTTCTTTATGCTTTAAATGGATATTTTTAATTGCATTTGCAGGATTACTATAGCCCAATGCTCTACCAATCTGTTCTCTTGTGACAAGATACTCATTGTTGGCGTTACCCCAAAAGTCACAAGTTGCGATTTCATTAAATACGTCTGTTTCTACAAGTTTCAAATTGTTCATTTTGTTGTCTCCTTTATTTTATCTTACATATAATCTTCTTTGTATGTATCGTCAGTTTCAGCCAGCATAGTCCAATACTCATTGCGAAACCTCAAATATTCTTCATTATCGTCCAAGGGCTTGTCCTGTGCCTCGTATGTATAATCTTTAGGGAACAGTTCCTGTAAAGAAAATGTTTTGCGATTTCTACTCATTGTTATCACCGTCCTCTGTGTTAAGATAAGACTCATTATAATCAGTCTTAGAATTAGTTTTTGAAAATATCGTCTGATATTTCTTAGTCGCAATAATATCGTTTTTATCAGCTAAACTGTTACTGATTAAATACTCATTAATAATATCTTCTATCATATTGCGATATTGCGGAACACACTGATATGGGTCAAGAGGATAACATTTATCCAAACAATTTTCATACAAATAGTCTTGTTCTATCTGGTATGTATCAAGTCCGTATCTGTTAGCAAGCTCTTTAAGAATTTCTCTATACAATGCACCCCTAGTAATACCAAGACTATCTTCTATTAATTTATATTTAGGGTGCATACGACCAAACCATGGACTATATGTTTTCTTGGGTAATTTGTTTTTCTCTAATTCTTCTTTGAGATTTATTACCTCTGCTTTTAATTCTTCAAAAGCCTGCGTATTATATGTACCAGTTTTACGAAGTGAAGGAAGAACCTCAGAAGTTACCCAGTGTTTGAAATTCTTTGCGGTTGACAATTTACTTCCAAATACAAGAGAATATAGACCGCTTTCATTTATAATTGTCATTCCATAGTGGCTGATATTTTTAAGGTCACCATTTTGGTACGCTTTAAGTTCATCATAGTTTAAGAACCTTTTATCTTCAATATCTACATGATCTTTTATAGCGTTAGCTAAAGCCTTACTTTTAACTTTTCCATTTCCATAACCCAATATCATTGCCACGTCCTTGCCTACAAACCAAACTTCTCCGTCAATCTCAACCGTTCTAAGTTCTCCAAAGTCCTCATTTTCAAATACTATAATCTTATTATCTATCACGTTTATCAATCCTTTCTAATTTTCTTGTTCTTATGTGTCATTGGTAGAAATTCATCTACCTTATAGGTGTACTTTAGTCTGTCAACAGCTTCTCGGATATGTTGTTGTACGTTCAGATCTGAACTAAGCACATAAACGTTAGGAGCATTATAGACCTTGCCATTCTTTTTATAAGAGCCTGTAATATGCTTGACTATTAGCCCATTATCACATAATGCCTTTAAATAGTTGTCTAACTGTCTGACCGACATATGTAATTCTTCTGCCATTATCGTTTCTTTCTTGTAACAACCACAAACACTCTCTGTTATAATTTCTGTATTCTGAAAGTTCCATGACTTTATGTATAGGTAAACACGAAGAAGTATTGACTTAGACAACCTATTTGAAATAGACATTAGTTTATCCCATTCTGTGTCGTACAATATTACAAAATTATCTGGAGGATCAAACACCGCTTTGTTGACCTTAAATCTTAAATAAGCGTTTGCATTGACGCTATCTGATGACCGATAATCATGTTTGTTGTCCCATATCAAATTTGATTTAGAAACAAAAGTTGATATAGATTTTTTGACCTTATGGGCAATATTTTTGTCACCCTTACTACGAAGTGAGTAATGGCACAATTCTAAAATTTCATTTATAGATGTACTAACTGTTTCTGTTCTAGTGTTGTATAGGTAACTAAGACAGCGATATAATAAAATTTGAAAACCGTCTGCCGAGTCAACATATATGTATTTCTTGGGTATTTTCACAAAATAATTTTGAGCTATGATTTTTCACCTCTTTTTGCTGTTAATTTTACTTTTGCAATCTTTATACTTTGAAAGGATATAAAGTGTAAAAAAATTTGCAATCATTATACTCTAAGTACCCCCTAAAGTGTAGAGTAGAATAATACTAGATAACTTAGTAATAAGAGAATCCTTCCTACCCGCTAAAGCGTGTAGGTTTTTTTTCTTTTGAATATTAATTATTTACAGGAATAAATTTCTTTTATTTACAGGAATAAATTTCTTGTTGACAATTAATAATCAATATGATATATTAATATTGTAATTTTACTATACTACTTTTGAGATTCTATGGCTATTATACTACTACTTTTGAGATGTGTCAATAGCGAGTTGAACATAAATATGTAACTTTTATGTTAATTTGTTATTGTATTAGGATAATTAAGTCAATTATATTTTTAGAGAACATAAGCCAAGACAAATGAAATAAAATTTAAAAATCAGAAAATAAGAGAGGTTCAGGAAAAGTGAAATTAAAAATTAAATAATGTAGGACAGAACATTAAATAGCTGACATGAAATTAATTAGCATAAAATGAAGATCATTGTGATTGTATCTATTAAGGTGATTATATCTATTGAACAATAAAGCAATAATGACCGATAATGATAATTAATGATAATGTATTGACATTATGTTGTTAAAGAGGCTTTGTATTTATTATTGTGCTGCGCACAGCTAGTCAGTTATATTCTCGCTACGCTCGCATATAACTTCCCTGTTTGATTATCGTTCCCTACGGTCACGCTAATCTTCACAGATTTATTTCAGTTAAACATTAATGTTTATATGGATTGTCTGGCAACTGTTTAAACATTTTGTTTTCGTCTAAGCATTTTATTTCGGAGCGTTCGGTAAAATTACGATAGCTTATTCGTTGTTTTTGCTTGTAAATCAAGGTGTAAAAACGTTTTTTTCGTTTTTACGATAGGTTATTTTATGGGTTTTATAAATGATATTTTGATGGCTTTTTATTGTTTTGAGATGTTTCGGTGATAGTGTATTGTTTCTGAAGTGCAGTTTAATGAGTTGACAGTGAATTAAAATTGAATTTTAAATGAGTGATTGTTTAAGTGTAAAACTAGATTTATAGCCATTTTAGGACAAAAAAATAAGACCTATTATAGTCTTTAATGGAGTGTATTTTTTTGGGAGTGATAGGTTGGTTTTTTATGGTGTATAAACAATGTTTGTGAATTAGTTTTGGTGTGTTTCGGTGTATTTGAGTATATTTTTGTGTTTGGAAAAGTTGAAAAAATGGCGTAGATACGAAGTTTACTCGAACGTGTTACCGAATGAAAATTGGAGTTTTTGATGGGATAGTGGGAGAGTGTGCAGAAATTTTAAAAAATGCTATTTTGATTTTGGATTTGGTTTTGGGGTGTGTGGATAGAGTGGAACTACTAAGGGGATAATCTCGTTTCCATATGTTCCCATAAATGTAAAGCCACCCCCTCTATAGCTATTTGATTAAGTATCTTAACATATCCATAAAACCGCCTATTTGCGTGGTTTATATGCTTTTTTGGCAAAAAAGCATATATAAATAATTGTATCATAATTCATAGAATATTAATATAATTTTTGCCGACTTCATGCAAGCTCAACCGACTTTATAATATTTGATTTTATCAATTATTGATTAAGTCAATAGTTGACCTTTTTGTGTAGTTGCTTATTATTAATATTTGATTTTTGTCAAATATATTTATCGGTGGTTGCTATTCGATATACCGAACGCTCTTAATCATCATCTTTAAAATTTGAACATTGTATATTAATATTTTAACCTATAAATTCACTATCAATTCCCTATTTCACCCCTTATTTACCATCAAAGTGGTAAATACTCGCCAAAACACGCCTAAAATTCAATGCTCATTCCCTATTTTAAACTAGCAATTTACACAAAATTAACCTTTAAAATTATGCAAATTGACTAATTGTCATTAATTAGCATTAGTAAAGGACCTTTGCAAAGGTCCTTATAAGTCCAAAAAATCGTACACATATTTCACGCTATTCAACGTTTACAACAGTACAAATATTTGTACACATATATACGTACATACATATATACATACACATACAAGTCAAAATCCCTTGCAAGATCTCCGCTTGCAAGCTCACGATATATAACGCACATAAACCATTACCCACAAGATATAGTATACACTCACACATAACACGCTACAATGCCACTATATATTGTATGCTCTAAAATCCATTCTAACGGCTATCAAGTATAACTATACCACCCAT